GCCTCGTCGTCGTCTTCGAGGCAGCGGCACTGGTCGCTGCCGTCGTCCCAGGTGTGCGAGGCGCAGTGCGCCAGGCGCGAGCACTGCAACTCGCAGCCGTCGGGGGCAGAGCCAGGCGCCGCGTCGTCGAAGAGCACGCCGACGGTGGTGGGACAGGCCGGGGGCCCGCCGTCCGGCAGTAGGCCTGCGTCGAGGCGGACGGTGGCGGCCACGTAGCGCGGGGGCTCGGAGGCCGCGTCGGCGTCGGGGGTGTCGCTCGCGTCGAGGCCCGCGTCCACCAGCTCGGCGTCGAGCAGGTCGTCGTCCACGCTCCAGGGGTTGTCCTGGACACATCCGGCGAGGCCGGCCAGGACGGTGCAGAGCGCCAGGGTGGTGAGGCGCATCGGTCAGCCCTCCGCGTCGGCGAGCATCAGCTCGGCCGGATCGTCGTAGGCGATGATCTCGCGGCCGATGGGGCGGTTCTCCCGGCGGACCCCGGCCGTGATGAACGGCGAGATGTCCTCGGCGATGCGCGCGTTCACGCGGTTGGCGACAGTGCGGAGCAGTCGGCGCGACGCACGCTTCGCCCGGACCACGGCTGGCGTGACGCCATAGCTGGCCGCGGCGGCCTCGGCGTAGGCCTGCGCGACGTGCTTCGGCACGTCCGTCGGGCGGGCGGAAGCGCCGGGCTCCCGGATCTGGATCTGCACGGGGCCGCGGCCCTGCGGGGTGATGACCTGGGCCTGCCCGCCGGGGGGTAGCAGCACGACCGTCGGCGCGCCGTAGGTCATCGAGCCCAGGCGGTCCGCCAGCGCCTTGTGCAGGGCGTCGCCCAGGCGCTTGAGCGTCTTCGCGTCCGTGCTCTCGGGGGCGCTCAGCGTGACCAGCGATCCGGGCTCGACCCGCTGCGAGCGCAGGGACGACATCACGACCGAGTCCGCGTCGGCCGTCCGGATGAGCTTCGCCATCTCGGCCACCGCACCGGCCAGGGTGTAGCCCTCGAGGCGCTTGTCGTTGGGGATCTGTTTCTTGATGTCCTCGAGCACCGCGAACGGGTCGAAGAGCTCCTCGCGGCATGTCTCCGGGTTGAACCGGGTCATCGACTCCCGGAGGTTCTTCACCTTCTCCGCGTTGGCCCCGAGGATCTGGACCTCTCGCAGTAGCGCGTCGTTGTCTTTGAGCTTGGCGTAGTAGAGGTCCCGCCACTTCACCCACTCGGCATTGGCCATGTTGGCGCGGCTACGCTCGGTGGTGAGCATGTCCGACAGCCGGGCGTTCTCGGCGAGCAACGCGGCGTTCTCGTTCGCGAACTGCGCCGTCATCGTCGACGATCCGTCGCTGGGATCCTCGGGCAGGGTCGGCGCGCGGAAGTGCGAGGCGGGCTGGCGCAGTTCGGGGACCGCGTGAAATTGGAGGTCCACGCTGATGCCCGCGGGGATGATCTCGCGAAACACCGAGCGGCACTCACGCCGGACGGCGTCAGCCGCGCCATCGCCGTTGTCTCTGACGCCTACGTCCACGAACGTCCGGCCCGTGCTCGCGTCGTTCTTCACGCCGACCGACACGACGCCGGGAATGGAGTTCAACGTGGACATGATGCAGGCCGCGGAGCCACGCGTCGAGGGGCCGAACATCCCCGCCCGCTCCGCAGTCTTGTCGGACATGCCGACGCCTTCGCCGCCGAGCTTGGCCATGCGCTCGTCGAGCGCCTTCCGCAGCTTGGGGATCTCGGAGAGCTTGCCCACGTCACACCTCCCGCCCGGCCAGGGTCTCGGCCGCTTCGGCCTGAACCTCGGCCATCACAGCGCTGTTCAGCCGCGAGTGCAACTGCCCCGCGCGCTGACCGCGCTCGGTGATGTGCGCCCGCCCCTGCTTCCAGGTGACGAGCCCCTCTTTTTCCAGCCGGCTCGCCGTCGGCACCGTGATGGCGCCCTCGGCGATGCCCACCGGCACGCTCTCGTCGAGCGTGGTGTCGTCCTCGAGGCGGGGCCAGAAGGTGAGCATGCCGCCGATGGTGGCGTCCTCGCGCTCCTGGGTCGTGGGCAGATCCGCGATGCGCAGGGTGAGCCGCTCCAGGAACGCACGCTCGAGCCCCCGCGCCATCGCACCGACTCGGGCCGTGTCGCAGGCCTCGCGGGCGGCGGGGTCGTGGGGATCGGCGGTGAGCGCCCAATGCGGTCGGTCGGCGACGCTCTTCGCCCGACCGGCGGCACGCAGCGCGTCACCCACGTAGACCACCCACGCCGGCGGGGCCTGGGGGTCGTCCTCGGCCGTGGCGTCCGCGGGGATGAAGTCCGCCACCTGGGCCAGCAGCGAGCGCTCGAAGATGACCCGCCGGCCGAGCAGCTCGACGTAGGTGGACCATGGCTCGGGCAGCTCGGAGTTCGCCTTGTTGATGACCGCCATCACCTGGGCGTTGGTGGGGGGCGGGGGCGGCGCATCGACGCCGTCACCGTAGGCGGCGACGAAGATGGGCTGCGTGGGGGACTTCGGGGAGGGGGAAGGGTTGGACATCGGTTCCTCGGTTGGGGTCGGCGGGCTCGGACTCAGCCCACGTCGTTGGCGGCCGCGGCGCGCTTCTCGGACAGCGCCTCGCGGATGTGCTTCAGATCGGCCTGGACGTCCAGCGTCGCCTTGCGCAGGCGGGTGCCGGACGCCCCGGTCTTGCCCGCGTCGACCTTGCGGGCGTCGTCGAGCGTACCCTGGAGCTTGATGATCACGGACTGGATTTTCTGCTCGAACATGGGTCTCCCCTGCGAGTGGTGGTGGCCCGGACGCGCCGGACGGGCGCTCAGAACGGAGCCTGGAACAGACGGTCCAGGATCTTCGGGATCATCGTGCGCTTCTGGGCGCGGCCGGCGGGCTCGCCGAGGACGTGCGTGTAGAGCTCGCGGAGGTTGTCCACGTCGTCGCTCTCCAGCGTCTCCTGGGCCTGCTCGCGGGTCAGCGTCTTGAGCCACTCGACGTGGCGCACCAGCCGGAGGTCGCTGCTCGACTGCTCGGTGGTGGGCGCGGCGGCGGCCAGGGCCCCGGCGGGGCCGTCATCGTCGGTGCCGTCGTCCTCGCCCTCGAAGTCGCTGCCCTCTTCGCTCTCGCCGTACTCGCCGCCGTCGTCGCTCTCGCCGTCACCCTCGACGAACTCGGCGTCGATGACGTCCGGATCGTGGGGCAATTCGGCGATGGGCGGGCGGCCGTCGGAGGGGGCGCCCCACGGATCGGCGTCGGGGGCCACGTCGTCCGGGTTGGTCGGGCGGTTGGCCTCGGCGTCGCGCTTCTCGCGCAGGTCGAGCTCCTGCTGCCGCACGCCCTCGGGCATGCGCTCGACGTCCACCTCGGCGCCCGTGTCCACCCGGCAGAGCCGGATGAGGCCCGCGTCGTAGTCGGCGATCTTCTCGACCTCGACGTCGCGGTACTCGTAGCCGGCCACGAGGAGTTGGTGCAGCGTGCCGCGCTTCGCCGCAAGGCCCTTCTTCTTGCGGTTGATCTGGGCCTTGAGCTCCTGCTCCTCGCGCTCCTGGGCGGCGATGTCGGTGAGGCAGGCGATCAGGTCCTCGTTGACCCGGCGCTTCTCGTGCTCGGTGAGGTCGACGCGGAGCTTCTGGGTCTCCTTGCCGATCACCTTGCGGTTGGGGTGCTGGGCGGGGTTGGCGCTCATGGGCGAACGGCTCCTGATGCTGTGCTGGCCTGCGGCGCAGGCGGGGTGGACATGGCGGACCGCCAGGCCTCGGGGCCCGCCGCGTGGAACTCGGTGATGGACTCCCGGACGACGCCGGCGAAGGTGTCGCACTCGCCGTGGAAAAGCGACTCGACGACGGGCACCCAGTTGTCGCGCAGCCGCATCCAGACGCGGGGCTTGCCGTTGTCGTCTTCGATCTCGCGGACGAAGCCCTGGGCCTTCGCTCGCTCGACGGCCTTCCAGCCGGGGAGTTCGACGCCGCGCTTGTCGGCGTAGGCGCGCAGCGACAGGCGGCAGACGCCGTCGACGGTGATGGCGAGGGCGGTGGCGATCTCGACCACGGCGGCCCGTTGGGCAGGCGTGGCGCGCATCACGCGGCGAGACCACTTGCCGGGATAGCGGCTGACTCTCACGGCATGCTCCTGGGCGACGGGGACTGCATGGGCGTGACGGTGCGCATCCATCGGCGGTTTGTCAACCGTTTTCATGCCGTCGCCATCTCGGGCGGCTCTTCGACCTCCCGAGCCGGGGGCATTCCGGGGGGTCGGTGGACCTCCGAACCCCCCCCCGAGGGCGTTTGGCCCCCTTTCTCTATAACTAGTAAGCGTACTTCTCCCGAAATGGCCTGTGGCGCCGGATTGTCGATGGACCGACCTGTGGTTTCCTGTCGGTTTTTGTCGCTATTTGGGGTGTTTTCGGGGTCCGAAAATCCAGATTTTCCGCATGGATCCTCATTTCGGGGCCGTTTCAGGCAAAAAACGATTTCGGCGACCTCCAGCACCTTCTCGGTGGTCGGGCCGAACATCACGGCGGGGCGTCGGTCGGTGAGGTGGACGGGGGTCTCGACGAGGCGCTTCGCCTGGGCGTACCGACGGCAGGCGTCGCGCCAGGTGCGCTCGTCGATCTCGTCCTGGACCTTGCGGCCGAAGGGCGAGCCTGAGAAGTCGAACCACTGCATCAGCTTCGCGCCGACCACGTCGTCGAGCTGCTCGGCGGCGTACTCGACGGCGGCGTAGGCGAGGGCCAGCTTGCCGGCGGTGTGCGGGCGCTGGTGCTCGATGAGCGGCTCCTTGTCCCAGTCCATGCCGTCGATGTCGGGCGGGCGCTCGCCGACGTGGACGAGGACGACGGGCGGGCGGTCCGGGCCGTCGCGTCGGGTGTGACGGGCCCGGAAGATGGCCTGCACGAGGGTCGCCTCCGCTCTGTGCCGGCCGATCTTGTCGGCGTCGAGGCCGAGGACGCCGGCCTGTAGGTCGACGTGGCCCATGTTCTCCAGCGGATCCCCGATGACCAGCAGCGCCGCCACGCCCTCGAACTCGTTGGTGCCGCGGTCGTGTTTGCCGAAGTAGCCCCAGCGCACGTTGACGCCCAACTCCTCGGTGAGCGCGCCGATGCCCGCGACGATCTGCTCCGGGACGTTCCTGGGGGGCGTAGAACCCGAGATCAGGTCGTAGAGGCCCTTGTACAGCAGCACCCCCACCAAAGGCCGCTCGTTGAGGCGCCCAGGTACCTTCCTGCGGGTCTCCAGCACCGTGCGGATGATGCTCGACCGCAACCGCGTCGCGGTCTTCTCGGTCAACGTGCCGTCCTGGGCCCAGATGCGGCGTCGTCGGAACTGCTTCGTCTCCAGGTGCAGCGCCATCGCGGGGGCCGTGCCCTGGACGCGCATGCGGCGCACGACGACGTCCCGGTCCGGGTACGCCGCCTTCCACTCCTCGAGGGTGATTTCACCCGTGGCGTCGAGCATCACGACGGGGCACTCGGGCAGGCGCCTGATCTGGATCTGCTGCACCGACCAGGTCCGGTCGGGGCTGAGCGCCACGACGACGATGGGCTCGGGCGTGGCCGGGCCGTTGTCGAGGACGACGAGTTCCTCGCTCTCCGGATCGGGCTTCACGCCCTTCAGTCGGCAGTAGTGCGACCAGAGCGCCTGGAGGGCGTAGAAGGCGGCGCGGGATGGGTAGGACGACAGCGCGAAGGCGCCGGCGCGCAGCTCGTTGGGGAAGGGCACAGGCGGCTTGCGTGCCTCCTTGTGGGCGCCGACGCGCAGGGCCTCGACGAGCCCCGTGGTGGCGTCGATGAGCTCGACGAGTTCCTTGCCGCGGATGTGCTTCTCGTAGCCGTCGGCGCGGCCGGCGCCGATGTCGTCGGCGTGCTCGTTGGCGCGGGCCTGGACGGCGTCGGAGAGCAGGCGCGCGGCCAGTGGCGCGTCCTCGTTCTCGACGGTCCGCCACTTCTTGACGCGGTGGAGGATGCGCGGGGTGAAGAGCGAGGCCATCGCCACGGAGTCGACGGTCTGCTCGTCGAACACACCGGGGCTCTCGTCGACGATCGCCAAGTCCTGCTTCACGTTCGCGGCCATCGCGTGGGCGCCGAACGCGATCTGGCCGTACTCGATGCGCGGTTCGATCGAACCGAGGCACCCTTCCGCGGCTTCGGGGCATCTCTGCTCCGAGTCCGGATCGCCGCAGATGCCTCGACGCCCCACCACGGGGAAGACGTCACGCACATGGGCCTTGAACGCACACCACTCCAGCGCCCCTTTGAGGTGTACCGCGTTGAGCGTGGACACGCCTTCGAGCAGGCCGGCCCGATCCATGCCGAGGAGCTGCTCGTGCTTCTCCAGGGCGAGCGCGTGGTTGGGGAGCCAGAAGCCGATGCGGCGGCCCTGGGGCGGCCAGTCCGCGGCGGCGACGTGGTTGGGCCTGCGCCCGTTGACGGGGATCTCGTAGAGGCCGGCCTGGGCCTTGGCGCCCACATGGAGCATCGCCGAGGTCTTCCCGGCGCCTGCGTCCAGGACGCACACCACGAGCTTGCGACGGCCGTGGGTGGTCTTGGCCATGGCCAGGCCCATCGACTGCTCGAGGAACGCCGAGACGGCGGGCCCGGAGGTCCGGATGTCGATGGGTGGCTCGTAGCGCCAGGGGGCGGTGTTGATCGCGCGGGCGGCGCTCTCGGGGCCGAAGGTGGCGGCGCTCTCGGTGAGGCCGCCGTGGTGGGGCTTGGGCGTGGTCAGGTCGCAGATGGCGACGCCGGCGCGCCCGACCAGGCGCTTCGCGGCCTCGTGGGCGAGCGTGCCCTTGCCCTCGCGGCGGCGCAGGAGCACGACGCGCCGGGGGAGCGCGCCCATGGCGGTCCAGCGGCGTTTGAGCACCTGCGTGATGGTCGGCAGATCTCGCTGGCGCAGCACGCCCAGGACCTCGGCGTCGAGGGCACCGGCGTGGCGCATGGCCTGGGCCGTCAGCCAGTCGCGCGGATCGCTGGCGACGACGACGGTGCGGCCGACGGAGCCCGCGACCACGGCGGTCGGCAGATCTCCCAGCACGCCGAGGCCCTGGGGCAGATCACCCAGGGTCTCGATGTCGAGGTGGGAGAGCGTGCGCACGTTGCCCTCCGTGTCGAGCCAGGCCGCGAGGCGGGTGGCGCCCTCGACGTCCTGGATGGGCACGAGGACCTCGCCGTCCCGGCGGGCGTTGGCGATGCCGTGGGCGAGGCGCGAGGCTCCGGCGTCGAGCAGATCCGGGAGCGGGCAGAGCAGCAGGCCGGCGTCGATGGCCTCGTCGCCGAGGTCCGGGTGGAAGCCCGCGGCGTCGAGCCACTTCCGGGCGCTGCCGTCGCCGGCCTCGACCGAGATCTCGCCCCATGCGATGGCGACGCGGTGCTCCATTGGGCGCTTGAGGGGGCCGACGTCGTCACGCTCGGCCAGGGCCGCCTTCGCCTGTGGCGCGAACTGCCCGACCCACTGTGGCATCGAGAAGCCGTTGCCGTAGGTGTACTGCCCGGCGGCGGGGCAGTGGACCTGGTGCATGGTCTTCAGGCGCCCGCTCGGCGTGATGTAGCAGCGGCCCTTGCCGGCCACGTCGCCGCAGGCAGGGCAGTGCGACAGGATCATCGCGTGGATCTGTCCGCCGGCGAGGCGCTTCACGGACACCTTGAGTCCCGCCGCGGCGAGCACGCGCTTGATCTTCTCGGGGACGGTCGTGGGCAGCGAGTCCGGGTCGAGCGCCATCGCCTCGCGGACGATGTGGTCCCACTTCACGTCCTCGGGTTGGAAAGCGAGGATGTCGGCGGGCTCGACGAAGCCGCCTGCGCCCTCGGGTCGAACGAACGCGAGCGGCTGCGTGCCGTCGTCGCGTCGTCGCTCCGGCTTCTGGTTGTGCGTGCCGGGCAGTCGGAGGATGCGGTCCCGGCTGCTCATGTCGTCGGCGGCGACGGCGCCGAGCTTGTCGTTCAGGAACCAGCGGATGAACCGTTGCACCTTCTGGTGCAGGGTGACGTTGGCCGGATCCTCGGTGGTCAGCAGCTCGCGGTAGAGCCAGAACGGGTGCAGGCCGCCGCCCGAGTCGACGATGATCGACGGGCGCCCCCAGGGGCACTGCTCGAGGACCTCGAGCGCCCTCTCGCGGGTGACGCCGTGCTTGTCGCAGTCGATGTCCGCGAAGGCCGTGGCGAAGGCCGCTGCGGCTGCGTCGCCGCCCTTGGCGCTCCCGCGGTGGCGCAGGGCGACGCCGTAGTAACCGTCCAGGCCCAGATTGTCGAAGTGTGCGGCGCGCTCGGCGGCGGCTGCGACCGACGAGAGCCCCATGTACCCCATCCGGACCTTGCGGGCCGGGTCGATGGGTCGGAGCTCGACCTCGTACTCGGGATCGTAGTTCCCGTTCTTGTCGAGGGCGTTCTGGTGGACGAGGCGAAGGAACGATTCGATCTGCGCGCGCTCACTCATTGCGGGCCCACATCAGTGCTTGACCGACCGGCGCCGCGGGCGGGTCTGGTGGGTCGCTGAATGAATCGACATACGGTTCCTCTCTTGACAGGCCGGGCCGCCATCCGCAGGATGCGGGGCGAGCGTGGCGTGTGCTTGGACACACGCGCCGCGCCGGCGAAAGCCAGGAAGCCCCTTCGGACCGGTTCCCCGAAGGGGCTTTCGTCTTTCTGGGGTCTGGCGGGTTGTGAACGAGCTTCGGGCAGCGGCAGCTACATGGGGCGGTTCCTTGCGTAGATGCGAACGGTCTGGCGGGGATCAGGCATACGCTCGGAGCGACCCGCCGCGCAAGATGCGTGCGGGTGACCGCCTACAGATCCGCGCGGGACAGCACGAAGCGGGCGTAGCGCAACGCCCGGTCGTTGCAGGTGTTGCCTGCGGCGTAGCGGCACAACCCACCTTCGAGCCCGAAGCGATCGGTGAGCTGGCGCAGCGCCATGGTGCCGGCGAGCGTGAGGTTGCAGCCCTCGATGGTCCCGCCCGGACACCAGAACTGCGGTTTGATCTGGAGCGGTCCAACCGCGCCGGCCGACGAGATCGCACCCGGTTGGAAGCGGGACTCCGACCAGGCCAACGTCGTCGCCAGCCTGACGGGGATCCCGCTGAGGTGGGCGAAGAACGCGACCTCCTGGCAGACGAGCCAGCCGTCCAGCGTCTCAGCGGGGCAGCGTGCCTCGTGGGCTCGGGCGACGGGGCCAGCGGCCGCGACCATGATCGCGACGACCAGCGCGATCACGGACCACCGTCGTTTGTAGGACGGGGGGGGCAGGCCAGGATGAGCGCCAGGCCGAGGCCGGAGGACACGCCGAGCAGGATGGCTGCGAGGATCAAAACGATGCCTCCAGGAGCAGGTCGTTCCACTGGCCCTTCGACACGCCCTCGGGTTTGTCGAACTCGTGGCCGGCCTGCTGCAACAGCCTGATCGCGCCGACCAGGATGGAGTCGGAGAAGAGCGCGGCGCGCGCGCGGGTGTGTCGGGCGTAGTCGTCGGCGCTCACGCCCGGCATGGTGCCGTCAACGGCCGAGGCCATCGCGTGTGAGTCGTCGAACGTCAGGTAGGGTCGCTTCATGGGTCTCCCAGGAGCGGTAGCTGGCCGCCGTCGCGAGGCAGCCGTGGGGCTGGACCTTCGGCGCGGGCGGGCTGATCTGCGGCGAGGGTGGGGCGGCCGGGGGCGTCGCGCTCGAAGGCGTCTCGCTCGGCGGGTCCACCGTAGACGGGGTCGACGTCGGCATGTTTCCAGGTCTCGATCTCGTGCAGGAGCGCGGCACGATACTCGGCGGGCACCTCGAAGTCATCGCAGACGCGCAGGGCGGCCATGGTGGTGTAGCGCAGGCTGCGCTCGTTGGCCGCGAGCACGAGCAGGTCGAGCAGCTCGCGCAGGGTGTCGACCTCGATGGCGAACACCCCGTCCAGCCGGCGCAGGATCTCGTCGATGCGACGGCGTGCGATCTCCTCGCAGCGCAGGGCCGGATCGGCGCTGGTGGGCGTGGGGCGCTTGCGCCCCGGCCGAGGGCCCGACAGGTTTGCGAGCTTGACGTTCTCCGGGGTCGTGGCCGCCCACTTGATGTACCGGCCGCAGCGCTCACAGGAGACGCGGATGCGCGCGTCCGCGCCGACGGGCTGCCAACGGAAGGCACCGCTGACCTGTCCGTGGGTGGTGCAGGTGAAGATCACGCCGCGGTCGCCTGGGCGGCGGCCCGCGTCCGCATCCACATGCGCCGGGTCTTCAGGTAGGCGATCCAGGCCATCGCCTGGGGCATGCTCATCTGCTGCGGCACGTCGCGGCCGTCGAAGCCCCCGAGCGCCACGTTCTGAGACGTGAGCCGCTGGATGTTGAGCATCTGCTTCTCGGTGGCGGGCATGCGCGCCTGGAACTTGTTGGGCTTGAGGTACTTCGCGCGGCCCCTGACCATGGCCATCTGCTCGGCCTGGGCGAGGCACTCGCGCTCCGGCTTGTTCTTGCAGAACGGGATCGCCGCGGTCTCGTCGACCAGCATCGCCGTGAAGGCGCCGCCGTTGGGCTCCTGGTAGATGACGATGTGCAGGCCGATGTCCAGGATGGCGAGGCGCATGCCGCGGATCCGGGTCCAGACGACCTGGCCGCCGAAGAGGTCGATGTCGTAGACCGTGCAGCCGCGGACCTGGATGGTCTGTGCGAGTTCGGGGATCTCGAGCTGCTTCGCGTCCTTGTCGACGACGACCTCGTCCTCGGTCTCTTCCTCGGGGTCGATGCCAGGGGCGCGGCTCTCGGCACCGGTGGAGAGGTCGGCCAGGGACGCGAGGCCCAGGCGGGAGGCGCCCACGCAGTCCATGACCACGCAGTCGGCCTTGCCCTGGTACAGGCGGGTGCCGCGTCCGACCATCTGGGCGTACATCCCGATCGACTGTGTCGGGCGAGCGATGAGCACGCAACTCGTGTGCGGCGCGTCCCAGCCTTCAACCAATACGGAGCAGTTTACGATCACCCTGGCTTCGCCCTTCTGATAGGCGTCCAGCGCGCGAACCCGTTCCATCTTGGGCATGGAGCCGGAGACCCACACCGCGGATACTCCAGCGTCCTCGAACTCCTGGCAGAGGTGCTGCGCGCTCTCGACGGTCGGGGTGAACGCGGCGGTGAATCGGCCGTCGCGACCGCCCCCCTCCGTCCCCGGCCCCAGCTCACGCAGCCATGCCTGCACGATCTCGCGGCGGGCCTGCTCGGTGTCCATGACGTTGCCGAGGTCGCTCTCGACGAAGTCGCCGGTGCGTTTGGAGGTCTTCACCTGCGAGAGGTCGATGTCCAGCTCCACGCGGCAGCCTCGAAGCGGCGCGAGGAACCCCTGATCGATGCCCTCGCCGATGCCCATGCGGAAGGCCACGCGGTCGAAGAAGTCGCCCAGCCCCTTCCCGTCGTTGCGGTAGGGCGTGGCGGTGACCCCGAGCATCACGGCGTTGGGGTTGTGCTCGCGCAGGGTGGCGAGCAGGTTCCGCTGAGTGTCGCTGGCTAGGTGATGGCACTCGTCTACGATCACGAGGCCGATGTCTTTCAGCGGGAGATCGTGAATGCGACCGCGGCGGGTGACGTTCCCGCTGCCGTCCACGACGTCGGGGTAGCAGCTCTGCACCGATGCGCAGATCACGTCGGCGTAGAACTCGCGACGGGCGCCCTGGTAGATGCCGACGTGGGCGTCTGGCTCGACGGCGAGCCACTTCTCGCGGGCCTGGTCGAGCAGCTCCTTGCGGTGGGCAAGCACCAGCGTCTTCCCGATGCCCTCCATGCGCAGCTCGCGGCCAAGGGTGCAGAAGACGACGGTCTTGCCCAGCCCCGTGGCGAGCACGAGCAGGGCGTTCGGATCGCCGGCGTCCCACCGTTCGCGGATCGCGTCGATGGCCGTGCGCTGGTACGGGCGGAGGTTCACGGCCGCACCAGGGCGAAGCGGCGCAGGCCGTCGAGCACCAGCGTACGCGCGGCGTCGCAGGGGTCGTCGCCGTGCAGGCCGGCCTTGGCCATGCGCTCGAGTTCGGCGAACGCGCGGCGGTTGAGCGTGAAGGTCACCGCGACCAGGTGGTCGGGGGCATCCACCGGGGCGGTTGTGGGCCGCGGCGCTTCGGTCCAGACGAATTCGAGGTCCGGATTCGATCCGGCGAGCAGCCGGTTGCACATATCCGCGCACCAATCCTTGAGGCTGCGCTGGCCGCCGTTGGGGTCAGCGGGCGCCGGTTCCGGCGCGGGCGGCTGCGCTTCACGGACGGGCTCGCCGACCGGCGCCGCCTGAAGGACCTCGTGGATCTCGACGTGTTGCGGCTCCTCGACCTGGTCGACGGTGATCTCGATGTGTACGTCCACGGGCGCGGTCGCCATCTCGATGACGTGGGCATTGGCCGTCGCAGTCGCCGCGTCCACGATCGCCCGCCCCAACTCCTTGCGGACCTTGCGGACCCCCTTCGGGCGCGGCGTCACGGGCGCGGCGATCTTGCGCTTCTGGCGCTGGAAGCGGACGGCGGTGGCCGACACGCCGAGCTCGCGCGCGATCTCGCAGTCGGAGCGCTTGCCCAGGTCGACCTTGTCCCAGTCGACGCCCTTCGCGGCGAACTTGCCCGGCGGCAGGGGAGCAGCCTCGACGACGACTGCGGGGGCGGCGGCGCGCGGGTGCCGGAACTGCGGCTGCACGGGCGTCACCTTCAGCCAGGCGCGGCGCTCGTCGTCGGTGGGCGTACGGCTCTGGTCGAGCTTGCGCAGCGTCGAGTAGGCGGACGCGCCGCAGCCCTTGCAGTATTCGGACAGACGCGCGCCAGAGTAGGCGGGGCGGTCGCAGCCCTCGCGTTCGCAGATCGCCTCGACCTCGACCCTGGCGTCCACCACCGGGGCGGGCTTCGGCGCGGGGGCGGGCGCAGGCTTCGCCACGGGGATAGGCTTCGCCACTGGCGTGGGCACCGGCGGCTTCGGCTGGACCCTTTCCGTTTTCTCGACGGCAGTGCGGGGCTCCTCGGCGGGCCGTGGGGGCGGCGCAGGCGCCTTCACGGGTGCGGCCTTCTGAGCGGGCTCGGCCGGCTTCTGGGCAGCCTTGACGGGCGCTTGGGGCGTCTTCTTCACGGTCCTCTCCTTCTTCGCGTAGGCGCCTCGGTGGATGTGACACAGCCCGCCCTCGACTGGGGCGTGAGCGCAGGGGCCGCCCTTCGCGGTCTTGGCGGTGCAGATCGCGGCCTGCCCGCTGCCGCCCGCGCCCTTCCCGAGCAGGATGGCGCGGGCCTCGCCGGCGGGGCAGTCGATGCAGGCGTCGCGGTGCATCGGCTTGAACTCCGCGGCGTGGACGTGCTGATCGCGGCACTTCGCCCCGTCCATCGTGCAGAGGTAGGCCTCGCACTTGAAGCGGGCGGCCGCAGCGTCTGCGGTGGTCGGGATGGGCTGATTCTCGCGTCGGGTCTTGGCGGGGCTGGTCATCTGGGTCAGGACTCCGGAAAATCGCTCTGCGCGAGGGGCGATCCCGCGAGGGCGGCGAGGCTCTCGGACCGTGGGAGCGGTGCGCTCCGGTCGCGGTCGAGCATGGTGACGGTGACGGTGGCGCTCGGGCAGAGCGGGTCGACGGCGACGAGTTCCACGACGGTGCGCTGGACGATGCAGAGGTTGTCGTCGTAGAGAGCAGCCTTGCCGGCGCGCTTCATGCCGTCGAACACGGCGCTGGTGACGCGATCGGCGTCCTTCCAGTGCCGGGTCGGGAGCACGATCTCGATGCGGACCTCGCAGGGGCCCTTGCCGGCGGCGAGCCCTGCCTCGACGGCGGCGCCCGCGACCATCTGCTCGTAGGCGACGGTCTTCGACGCTGCGTGCATCTGCCCGAAGCGGCCGGGGGCGGCGCCGCGCTTCGTCTTCGGGGAGCCGGGCACGGTGAAGCGCCATGACTTCCCGCGGATCTCCGGCGCCAGCGTGGCCAGCATCGACTGGCAGCCCATCGTGAGCAGCCCGTCGTGCGCGGAGTGCAGATCTCCGGACAACCGCTGCCGGAGCAGGCTCAACGCGGTGGAGATGCCGTCGGCCGGGTCCAGCGTGTGTACCACCATCGGGCCGCCGACCGACCGGCGCGGGCCCGTGACCACGCACGCGCTGTGGCTGCCGGCGGTCAGCGTACACCACTGCCCGTCGTCTCCGTTCTGGCCGTGACTCTGCACCACTCGGTCGCTGTAGCCGCAGCCGCGCACGAGCGCTTTCCAGTCGGGGGATGCCACGATCACGCAGGCCTCTCAATCTCGCGGCGGGTGATGTGCCAGCCGTTGCAGTAGGCGCACCAGTAGGTGCGGAGTTTGTGTCCGCGCTCGGCCTCGCACTTCGCGCGGACCTTCTCGGCGAAGTCGTGCGTGCGGTAGCGGCGCTTCGACTTGCAGCTCGCCAGCAGGCTCGGCCCGTCGTTCATGCCGCGTCGCTCCGTCCGACCAGGTAGTCGAGGCTGACCTCGAACAGATCGGCCAGGGTGACCAGCGTGTCCAGATCCGGCATGGTCTGGGCGCGCTCGATGTTGCCGATGGTCCGCACCGACACGTCGGCCTTCGATGCGAGTTCTTCCTGACTGAGCCCGCGCTCGCAGCGCAGGGTGGCGACCCGCAGGCCCAGGGTGTGCTTCGTGCTCATGCCCCGGAGACTCGCCCAGCGCGCGCCGCGCCGTCAATGCAAAACATGCAAACGGCTTCCGATTTGCCGTTGACGCGCCGCGCCGGCCATCGTAGGGTCCGCCCATGCCCGGCGCAGTGCCGGGTGACGCGACACCACCTGGAGAACCCCAAGATGAGCGACTCGCAGTCCCGCCTGTCCCCCGACCAGATCCGTTTCTTGAACGCCCCGATTTGGGGCCCGGCCCTGCGCCAGGATCCGAAGGCGGCGAAGGGCAACGTCTACATCCCCGGCAACTTCGTCCTGGCCCAGCTCAACACGGCCTTCTGCTTCGACGGCTGGTCCTTCGAGGCCACCCGCGTCGAGCGCGTCCACATGGAGAAGTACCAGAAGGACGGGAAAGACCAGTTCCGGGCCCTCTACATGGTCGAGGGCGTGCTGACCGTCCGCTGCCAGGACGGCACCACCTTCTCGCGCTCGGGCATCGGCACCGACGAGAAGACCAGCAGCAACATGAAGGACGTCGTCTCGCTGGCCACGAAGGCCGCGCTGACCGACGCCATCAAGAACGCGGCGATCACGCTGGGCCGCCAGTTCGGCCTCGACACGGTCCGCGCCGGAAACGACGCGAGCGGCGTCAAGGTCAACTGGAAGGCCAACGCCTCGGGCGAGCGCCCGCGCCCGCCGATGTTCTCCGGCGTGTCGTCGCAGATCGACGGCGACATGGACGACGAAGACGGCGAGATGATCGAAGAGAACGGCGTGCGCTTCAACAGCCGCACGGGTGTGGTGGACGAGGGCCACGGCCGCCAGGAGCAGCAGCGCGAGCCTGAGCAGCGCCGCCAGGAGCCCGCGCCGTCGCAGTCGTCGTCGCAGACCTCGCAACAGCGCCAGGATCCGCGCGGCGAGCCGGAGCAGCAGCGGCGCGAGCCCGCGCAACAGCAGACCACGCAGGGCCCGTCGCAGTCGTCGTCCACGGCGTCGCAGCAGGGCGGCGGCAGCGGCGGCAGCGGCGGCAGCGGCGGCAACGGCGGCAACGGCGGCGGTGGCGGCGGCGCCGGCGGCGCCGGCGGCGCCGGCCCCGATCGGCAGACGCTCGTGGTGGCGTGCCGCGAGGCGTTCCGCGCCGCGGGCCCCGCGAAGGCCCAGGCCGTCTTCCAGCAGGTCGCGCAGCAGCACCGCTACGAGGGCGCCATGACGATGATCGGCCGGGCGCCCGACGCCGGCGGCCCGTCCATCGCGTTCCTCGAGCAGTACCTCGGCACGCTGCGGGGGAACTGACCATGCGCCTGACCTCCATCACCATCGCCGGGTTCAAGGGCGCGGAGCCCGTCACCTACGACCTGGGCCCGCTCACGTTCGTCACCGGCCAGAACGGGCAGGGGAAGTCGCGCATCCGCGAGGGCATCGACTTCGCCCTGGGCCGCGACGTGTCCGGCGTCTCCGCGCAGGGCAAGGAGTTGCGCGCGGCCCTCGCGGGCGCCGAGCTGGACGTCACGCTCACGGTGCTGCTCGACGACGGCGAGACGCAGACCGTGCGCCGCGTGCGCCGGCTGGAGAAGGGCACCTTCAAGAAGCCGGTGCTCTACATCGGCGGCGTCGAGGCGGACGAGACGAAGCTCACGAACCTGCTCGGCGACGTGAGCGCGCCGGCCGGGGCATCGTGGCTCGACCTCTCCGAGGACAAGTTGCTCGCCGAGCTCGCCCGTCTGGGGGCCCGCGCCCGCGAAGGTCGCACGTCCGTGCTCGACGCCATCCGCGCCGTCGTGGCCCACAACCGCGGTGCTCTGGCCGACGCGCTCTGCACGGCGCTGGCCGTGAAGGCGCCGCCGCGCTTCGTGCCGCCCGAGGGTGCGACCGAGGACGTGATCGCCGCGGGGTGCGCCGCCCGCGCCACCGACGTGCTCAAGGCGGTGGACGGGTGCAGCCTCGCCACGCTGCTGATCCAGGCCCGCGACGTGGCGAAGGCCGAGGTCAACGAGGCGCAGAAGGCGCTCAAGGCCATCGAGGGCAGCGCAGATCGCAGCCGGGAGGCCAGCACGGCCGCCGAGGTCCGCCCCGACGAGGTGGCCACGAAGGCCGCGCTGGTCGAAGCCGCCGAGAAGGCGTTCAACACCGCGCAGGAGGAGTTCACGCGGGCGAAAGCGGCCCTGGAGTCGGGGGCGAAGCCGCTGGCCGACTGGCGGGCGCAGCACGCCCGGCACGCGGAGCGCGTCGAGGCCGCCCGGCGCCGCCTGGGCGCCCTGCCCGTGCCCGTCGAGGCCTCGGCCCCGAAGGTCGAGGTGGAGCCCCTGCGCGCGGCGCTGGTGACCGCCGAGGCTTACCTGCGCGACGTGGGCGAGGAGCGCGCGAGCGCGGTGGGCGACGAGCAGTCGAAGCTATTCGCGTGGGGCCAGGCCGAGAACACGACCCGCGGCGCAGTCGCGGCGCTGAAGGTGCTCGACGCCGGCCACTGCCCCACCTGCCGGCAGACGATCACCGGCGACGTGCGCGCGGTGTTCGACCGGGCGCTGGCTGACGCGCGCGCCACCGAGGCGACCCGCAAGGCCGATCTGGACGCGGCGCGGGAGTACCTCGCGCAGCAGAACGACGACTACAACTTCGCCGTGGCCGAGTGCCGCAAGGCCCGCGAGGCCCTGGACGCCGTGCTCAAGGCCCAGGCGGACGACGGGCGCCTCGCCGCCAGCCGCGAGACGTACAACGCGGCCGCGGCCGATCTGGACCGGGCGCTGCACGAGCAGACCGTGTTCCTGGCCAACCCGGCCCCTGCGGAGCCGGCTGACGCCCAGGCCCGCGTCGAGGTGGCGAAGGCCGACGCCGAGCGCGAGTTCGCCGCGCTCAACGTGCAGCGCTCCGAGCACCACGACCTGCTCGGGAAGGTCGAGCGCTACAAGCGTTGGCGCCAGGATCTCAAGGCCCGCACCGACGCGGAGGCTAGGAAGAAGTCGGCCGACACGCTCATGGAGACGGTGCGCTCGGCCGAGCGCTCGCTCGCCAAGGCCGGCGCCGACGATCTGCTCGGCGTGGCGGCGATGTACCTGCCGCCGAGCTTCGGCGTGCCGCTGGTGTTCGAGGGCGCGGTCGGCATCCAGAAGGGCGCCGACTTCTGGTCGGGGCCCGGCCTGTCGAGCGCGCAGCGCCTCGTGCTGGCCCTGTCCATCGACCGTGCGCTCGACACCATCACGGGTCGCCGGCTGCGGCTGGCGCTCATCGAGGCCGAGGCGCTCGACGACACGACCCTCGACCACGTCTGCGCAGCTCTCGAGGGCGACGTGGAGATGGGCGAGCTGGACGCGGCGCTGCTCCTGTCCTGCCACGAGCCGGCGATGCTCACCGAGCAGTGGCGGCGCATCCACGTCGGCCCGGAGATGCCGCGTGGGCCGCGGGGTGGGCAGCCGTACCCGGATGGCTACGGCCGACCCGCCATCGAGGCAGCGACCGAGGTGTTGCTCGCCCCCGTCAACGTGCCGGGCGTCGGCCGCATGCGGATGATCGACGTGATGAGCTCGCAGCCGGTCGCGGGGGACAACCCGTTCAAGGTCGAGGTGTCCGAGTCGGAGGACGGGACGTTCCACGCGCAGTTCGAGGTCCCCGGAGATCTGGCGGCTGCTGCCGGCCTGCGGGTCGAGCCATCTGAGCCGGAGGCCGAGCCGCCGCCCCCGCAGGCCGAGATCCCGCTCGACGGCGTGGCCCCCAAGAACCCGCCGCCCGGTCCGGCGTTCCTGCCCGATCCGAGCGTGCTCAGCGACACGGCAGCGCTGGAGGCGATGGCCGAGGTTGGCCTGCCGGTGCAGGGCGTCAGCGGCGCCCAGGCGCGCAGCATCCTCACGCAACGGCTGGGGAAGGGCAGCCCGGCGTTCGTGGTCGAGAAGACCGCGGCGGCCGTGCGCATCCGCCTACCCAAGGCGCCACCGAAGGGCGTCGCGGACTGGCTGTGGCGTCCGGGGATGACGCTCGGCGACAACCCGAGCCGCGACACGCTCGACGCGGTGCTCAACCGCCTGTCGGCCCGCGCGGCCAACGAGCTTCGCACATGGCCCGGCTCGGCGCGTCGGGCGTTCGACGGTGGCGAGTCGATGGACGGCGAGGTGGTCGAGGAGTTGGAACGCGCGCGGCTGGTGGTGGAGGGCAGTCGCCCGCCGAAGCTGACCGCGTCCGGCGTGAAGCTCTGGGAGATCCTGCACGACGTCACGCAGGTGTCGAGCGACGCCCAGGCCACCCGAGACGCCGGGGCGGCGTTGGCCGTGCTCGACGGCGCGGGCGTCACCGCCGACGAGGCCCGCGCGCTGATCAAGGGCCTCCAGGCCGACGCGCTCAAGGCCATGGGCGAGGAGTGCTGCAACCTGCCGCGCGCGGCAAACATGACCATCGGCAAGCGCCGCGACGAGATCGCCTCGCGGCTGGCGAAGGCCGGCACGCAGGCGGCCGCGTTGAAGGACATGGCCGAGAAGTTCGCGGCGACCTACCCCCCGAAGAAGCAGTTGACAAAAGACGCCGGAAACGGCGATGGTCCCTCCGACGAGACGAACGAAGTCGGGGCCGTGGTGGCTCCGGAAGTGGAGTGAGACATGAAACGGATCCTCGATGAGGACCAACGCGCCGCGGCCGAGCACACCGCGCGCATCCTGCGCATCGACGCCGGCCCCGGAGCGGGGAAGACGGAGGTGCTCGCCCGGCGCATCGTCCACATGCTGACCTCGGGCCTGTACCAGCCCGGTCAGATCGTGGCGCTGACCTTCACCCGCAGCATGGCGGCGGACCTGCGCCGCCGCATCACCGCGGCGCTGCCTCCTGACCTGCCGTGCCGCGCCTGCGACGGCCGGGGGAAGTTCCTGCCCGAGCACGACGGCGCCACCGGCTTCGACTGCGGCGCCTGCTACGGCACGGGCCGCATGAGCGTGGAGGGCGTCACCATCGGCACCCTGCACGCCCTGGCCGCGAAGTGGGTGCGCCTGGCGCTCAAGGGCGACCTCGCCGGCGGAGCGTCGGTGAAGGCGCTCGGCCTCGTGCTCGACCACACCTTCGGGCTCGCAGTGCCCGAGGACGTCGACGACATGCTGGTGATGGCCCAGGAGACCATCGGCAAGAAGAAGATCACCCAGAAGGCGCTCAAGGAGGGGCTCACGCTCGTGGGCCGCGCTCTCGACAACTGGCCGCCGCACACCGAGGCCCGCCGCCAGCTTCGCGCCCGCAACCTCGCCACCTACGACGACCTGCTCGTGATGCTGCGCGCCGCGGTGACCGCCCCGGTCGCGGCCCCCGGCGAGAAGACGCTGCGACAGATGCACCCGTGTCTGCTCGTGGACGAGATGCAGGACCTCTCGGCGCTGCACTGGCACATCATCCGGGCCTGGGGGCCCGACGCGCTGACCTACGTTGGCGATGATGCGCAGGCCATCTACGGCTTCCTGGCCGTCAAGGCCGGGCTCGACGAGGCGGCCGAAGCCGCGCGCGCCGCCTTCGACGAGGTGGCCGTCCGTGTGCAGCTCGGCCGGAACTACCGCAGCCGCCCGTTCCTGGTCGACGCGACCGACCTCATCCGCCGGCAGCTCGCGCAGCGCGGGGCGTGCTCGGCGCTGCCGCTCTCGCCGGCCCGGCCGGGCGCGGCGGGCCGCGTGGACCTATTCGACCACACCCAGGGCGCGGAGCTGCCGCACACTGACCGGGTGGTCGAGGCGGTGCAACGCGCGCTGTGCGTCGCCGAGCGCCCGGAGGACGTGGTCGTGCTCGCCCCCCTGAACGCCGAGCTGGACGAGGTGGCGAGCGCGCTCGAGGCCGCGGGCATCCCGGCCCAGAAGATCGAGCGCGCGAAGGGCGCCTGGAAGACAGCCCCCGGCCGTGCGCTCGTGGCGATGGCGCGCGCGGCGGACCTCGGCTTCTGGACGCGCTTCGACGCGACCCTGGTGCTGCGGGCCTGCGCCCGAGAGACGGAGGCGCTCGACGCCGCGGAGCTCGCCGCGATGGAGGCTGGCCGCCCGCTCGCCCTGGCCCTCGACGACACCCAGGGCGCGCGCATCCTGCGCATGAACGGCACGTCCGCCGGCTGGTGGCAGGCGGTGGCGAACGCGCAGGGACTCGAAGACCTGGTGGCCCTGGCCACCGACCTGCGCAACCTCGCAGGCCTGGGGGCGCTGACCGCGTCCGACGCGCTCGCCGCCTGGATCGCGGACTTCCGGGGGGCCGGGGCGCCCGCCGCCCGCGACTTCCTGGTCTGGCTGGCGTCGTCCGAGACGGCGACCGCCACGGTGCTGCGCGAGGGCTGCGTGTGCCTCTCCACGCTGCACGGCGCGAAGGGGCTGGAGTGGCCCGAGGTGGTGCTCGCGGGCACCTCGCAGGGCAGCCTGCCGCCCGTGATGGTCCGGCCCGGCGACGTGGCTGGCGAGAACGAGTGGCACCGCGCGCTGTACGTGGGAATGACGCGGGCCTCCGAAGGCCTCGCCCTGGTGTGCCCGCAGACGTTGCGGGGCAAGTTTCGGCACCCGACGCGGGTGCTCATCGACGCTGGGATCGCCCAGCCCAACCCGAACGCGGAGTGACCCATGCCCGACGAACAGATCAGCGACAAGACAGTCAGGCGTCCGACGCGAACTCTCAGGCAGGCGTTGACCGAGTACATCGCGGCCATGCGCGAACACTGCGGCACCACGGACATGGTCGACGACGGTGCGGGCAATCTCGAAGCCGGATGGATCGACCTTGACGGCGCCGAGCGCGCGGACGAACTGGAGTCCCTGCTCGGCGCGCCCGACGCGGAGCCCCGCCCCCACGACGACCTGAATCCGCCGCTGACGGCCGGAGAGCACGACCTGATCAAACTGCTGCGCAGTGGCGTGCTCCAGAGCGCGGAGTGGGGCGCCTACACCATCAAGAAGCGTGGGCGCCGCTGACCAACGATCCGCCCACCTAGAGAAACGAGTAACAACCATGCCCCTCCCACTGTTCAATCACCCATCCCGCCCGGTCACCGACTGGGAGATTCGCGCGTTCATCGACTGCTACCGGGCGTTGGGGCAGTGCGTCGTGGACGACACGACGGGGCTACTGCGCCCGGACTGGGCTGACTGCCTGGGCTTCGCGACGGGGTGGGCGTGGTACGACATCACCGCGAAGCTGCTGGTCAACGGCGTGGTCGAGCGGGTTGGGCCGGAGCCGCAGCACATGGCAGTGGTCGGCGGGAAACTCCGCCGCGAGCGCCTGACCGAGTCCGGGGAGGCGCTGGTGTGGATGGCTCGGATTGCTCACGACGGACTGCCTGTGAGGGAAGGTCGATGAACCCCAAGACTGAACGGCGCTCGTGCGGCTGCCGGTGGTACGAGGACAACGAGCACTCACTCGCGGAGTGCAGCATGCGACACCGGCCCATGAACCCGTACACACGGGAGGCGCAGGCCGGCCTGCCATGGCAGGAGCGCACGTCGCAGTGGTATCTGTTCCGGCTGCACAAGGACTGGGAGCGCGACCAGTACGAGAAGGAGTTCCCGCCGCAGAAGAAGCCCTTATCCTGGGACGATCTTCCGACCAGGTCATACGTGCGAGACGACCCGTTCTACAACAGTTGGGGCGGGCCCGAGCACAGAGCGCGGGCTGCGGCGAGGTTTCAGCCGTGGATGCTTGGTGGTGGTTTGGACGACTGAACGGGCCGCCCGGCCCGGAGCGTCCACGGTGGGCGTTGCGGGGCGCGCGGTGCGCCAACACATGACCGTCCGAGTGGACGGGGGAGAGTGAAGAGATGAGCAGCGTGTGCAAGGTGATCATCATCGGAAATCTCGGGGCCGATCCCGAGCTGCGCTACACGAACGGCGGCACGGCCGTGTGCAGCTTGCGGGTGGCCACGACCGAGACGTGGACCGACAAGGACGGAAACAAACAGGAGCGGACGGAGTGGCACCAGATCTCCGTCTGGGGGAAGCAGGCCGAGAACTGCGGTCAGTACCTCGCGAAGGGCCGGCAGGTCTACGTCGAGGGCCGTCTCCAGAGCCGCGAGTACGACGACAAGGAAGGCGTGAAACGCAAGGTCTGGGAGATCCAGGCCGACCGCGTGAACTTCCTCGGCGGCGGCCGTGAGGGCGGGGAGTCCGACGGCGGTGGTCACGGTGGCGGCGGCGGCGGCTCCGGCGGCGGCTCCGGCGGGGGGCGCGGCAACTCCGGTGTCGGTGGCTCCGGAGGCGGGAATCGCGGCGGCCAGGGGGGCGGTGGAGGCGGGAGCGGCGGCGGATGGGGCCAGGGTGGCGGCTCGGGCGGCGGCGGCCGTCAGGGCGGCGGCCAGGGCGGACAGGGTGGGGGCGGCGGGAAGCCGCAGGGCGGTGGTGGCGGGTGGGGAGGCGGCGGGGGCGGCGGCTTCGACGACGACCCGCCCCCGTTCTGACCCATCCCGCCTTCCTACAGACCCCGGCGAGACCATCCGGCTTCGCCGGGTGTCCTTGTCACCCGGAGGGATACAACATGCAGCACATGCAGAACTGGCCGTTGCTCCTCACCCTGCTCGTCTTCTCGCTCTACCTCGCCGACGTCGCTGCGCGCCCACACCACGACCCCGGAATCCAGAGCGCCGGCGACCGCTGAGCGTTACCCGTTGCCGCCGTTGGCGAACGTCGCGCTGTCGCAGATGGCGTGGACGGTGAACATGATGCGGACCTCCGGCTTCGGCGCGCCGAGGAACGCGGCAGGGTCGAGCACCTCCCGCGTGCCGTCGTCGATGGTCTTGTTCACGGCCAGGAAGAACCCGTCCGAGGTCTGCGTGAACACGTCGACCTCGAGACGGGCCTCGGGCGCCTTCAGCGCGTAGTCGTAGCTGAACGTGCCGTCGTAGACGGCCCAGGCGTTCACCACGTAGCGCTCGTCGGGCAGGCCCAGGCCGGAGACCTTGAAGATCGCGGCGGTGCGCTCGCCCACGCCCGGATCGGCGGTGAGCACCCATGCGCCGCCCGTGTCGCCCAGGTAGTAGGCGCGCACGGTGAGCGCGGACCCGTCGCCGCGCACGGTGCGCGAGCGGTAGTAGCCGTCGGCGCCGGTCGCCTTGTCGCCCACCGCGGCGCCGGCGATCCAGGCGTTGTTGATCTCGATGCAGCCCCAGGCCTTCGGGAGCAGGTTCCGGTTGAAGACCGCGAGGTCGTTGCCCGGATCGGCGCCGAGCACGAAGCGCGCGAAGGCGAACGTGCTGGCCACGGGGACGTTGCCGGCGGCGTCCAGGAGCGCGACCACGGTGTCGCTGAGCTTCTGGAATCGCAGGTTGCCGCTGTCGAGGTACACGCGCCCGGAGACGGCGCGGAGGAAGCGACCGACGAAGTCCACGAGGTCGCCGTCGCTGCCCGTGCCGGTGATGGTCCGGTCGGTGTGCGTAAGCGTGCGGTTGCGGGCGGTGGAGAAGAACACCGTGCCGCTGCGGCTCTCCAGCCAGTTGCCGGAGAGCATGCCGCGGGCGGCGGTGCCGGCGTTGTAGTAGGCCTCGGAGCCGCCGTCGGCTGGCATGCCGGGCACGTCGAATAGCGTCACGGTGGGTTCGAAGACGCAGCCCGAGAAGTGGATGCCGTCGTTGTCGCTGGCCTTCAGGATGGTGGCCATCCCGTCGAAGCGAGTGCCCACGGCCGAGACGATGCCGGTGGGGCTGGCCGTGACGTTGATCGCACGCACGCCGGCGCCGGTGACGCGGCCCCCGACGAAGCGCACGTCGGCCTCACCCGAGACGAGCATCGCGGTCTGGCCGAACGCCGTGCCGAGCAGGAAGCGGCAGTTGACGAAGGCCACGCGGCAGCCGCGGCCCGCCTCGACCTTGACCAGGGTGGTCATTTCGGCCGTGCCGGTGCCGTCGAAGACGCAGTTGGTGAAGACCAGGTCGTCCGCGGCGTTGCGGATGCGCACGAGCGCGCCGGTGCCGTCGGTGGCCGAGAAGGTGAGGCCCTCGAACGACGCCACGAAGCCGTGCGCGCTGGCCGCGGTGGGCGTGAGGAGCAGGTCGTTGTTGCCGGCGCTGCGACGCAGGTTCGCCGCACCGTAGATGCGCCGGCGGAAGGTGTCGCCCGACGCGGTCACGCTCGAGGCCGAGCAGTCCACCTCGACGACGCTGGCCCCGTCCACCATGGGCAGCAGACACACGTCGGCGCGCGGATCGCCCGCGGTCCGGTGGTTGAGGTTCGTCGCGAGCAGCATCAGGGTCAGCGTGACCCGGTTCTGCGCGGCCGTGCCCAGGGTCAGGTGAGCGGTCTGCACGTCGCCGTCGTGGGCGGCGGGGCGCACCGTGACAGCGGCGCCGGCGCTGCGAACGTTCTCGCCCCAGACGGGCGCGGTGTACCACTTCGGCCGGCCGGCGAGCTCCAGCACCCGGCGCTGCACCGCGGTCACGAACTCGCGCAGGCTCTTCACGCCGTTCGTGCTGCGATCGGCGGAGCGGGAGAAGTCGCCGGTGCTCCAGCTCGACGCGGGGTTGCCCGTGCCGCTGGGCGTGCCCTCGAAGTAGAGCCGGCGGGCGTCGATCAGGTCACCCGCGACCAGGCCGCCATCCCATGCCGCCGACGCGATCTGGAACCATTCGTCGCCGGGCGAGTCGGTCTCGGCCCGGACGGACAGGCCGGCGATCTCGCGGGTCTGCATCAGCGCGACCTGCTCGCGCTCGGGCGAGAGGTCCGGCCGCCACTTCGCCCGGTTGCGCGTCTCGCCGGAGCGGTAGAGGAACCGGACCCAGATGCCGTAGGTGTTGGCGGCCCGCCCGCTGAGGTCGAGGACCTCGTCGTCCTCGCCCTCGAAGTTGACGAGCTGCCCCTCTTCGACGGTGCCGTCGCTGAGCAGTTCGCGCATCAGGGCGACGCCGGGCGTGATGAGGATCTGGGTGTCGTCGGCGGGGTTCACCCGGCAGGTGAAGCCGCGGACGATGGACGGGCCCTCGTCCGTGCGGCTGAGCATGCCGCGCGCGTCGGCCCGCCGGGTGTCGTCGACGAGGTCGTGGATGGAGGTCGCGTCGGGGATGTCGACGCGCTCGTTGGTCGACCAGCGGTTCTTCTTCTTCATGGCTTACCAGGTCCTCACGTCGAGCTCGGGGATGACCCCGGCTACGGTGATCGCGTCGAAGATGGCCTTGAGCGCGCCGCTCCGGTCGCCCAGGTAGAAGGGGTAGCGCTCGATGGGGGGCGTGCCGGGGTTGCGGACGTTCACGTCGGCCTCGAGGATTGCCGTCGTCGGACCGTCGGCCCGGCCGGGGACGCCCCCGGTAGGTGCGTTGCTCGGGGCGTTGATGGCGCCGTAGTCGACCACGACCGCCGTGTTGGCCGCGGGGAGCGCCACGTCGAGGGTGATCGTCGAGCCCGAGAACTGGTTGGTCGTCGCGTAGTTCGTGCCCGAGCGCGTCACGTCCGAGGCCAGCCACACGCCGAGCACCTGGCGGATGGGCGCGGCCACCTCGACGGTGTTCGCGTCGGTGCTGGTGACGGCCTCGCCGCCCTGGAGGTAGGCGAACCCGAGCGCGCTCTGCTGGGGTGCCCCGGCGATGCGGATGATGACCGTGCAGGGCTTGTACGGCGTCTCGATGACGTCGTAGGGGATGAGATCCCACGGCACGTCGCTCTCGTCGTCCAGATCCGAAGCCGACCAGCCCAGGCCTCCGGCCGGATCGAAGCGGACGACGGTGGCGCTCTGCACCTCGACGATCCGGACCGTCTTCACGTTCCGGCCGGTGCCGCGCAGGCGGACGCGCAGGTCGACCATGCCCGCGGTGAACGGAGCCGAGGCGCTCGTCAGCGTGCGATCGGCCCGGCTGACGACGCCATCGTCGAGGGTGATGCCCTTGTCCTCGAGCAACACGCCCAGGGTCTCCTCGAGCGCGGTGCGCGAGCCCTTCGCGGCCTGGAAGGCGAGCGCCCGGATGAGGCGCCGGTAGGTGTCGTCCGGGCAGTCGAGGTAGCGCGGGACTCCGTAGTTCATGCCGAGCACGTCGAGGAAGTCGCCCTCGGCCGTGTCCACGAGCAGCGCGCGGCGCGCCAGCTCCAGATCCGAGACGTCGCGGGTCCAGAGCACGACGGGCGCGCCCTTCAGCCGGGTCTCTCGCACGGCGTCGTTGCGGACCAGGTCGGAGATCGTGCCGTCCGCCGCCGTCTCGTAGAACATCTCCTCGCCCTCGCAGACGATCGTGCCGTCCGCGGCGGGGAAGCCGTAGGTGGTCTCGACGAGCGCCTCCAGCGCCTCGGCCGCGGGCGTGGAGCCGAACGGAGCGGGCGGCAGGTCGCGCAGGAGCCGGGTGAGCACGAGGCCGCCCATCCGGTTGCCCATGTCGGCCACGGCCTCTTTGAAGGCGCGCAGGGGCCCGTACAGGGGTGTGACGTCGACGCCCTCACCCTCGAAGAGCTTGTCCTGCGAGATGTCGGCGGGGCCGCGGCCCGCGGCGAAGGGCTTCGTGAAGAAGCGCGCCATCTCGAAGCTCTTCGCTCTGCGGTGGCGGCGCACGACGGTGAGCACGTCCGCCTGGGTGATCGTGCGCCCAGGCCAGCGGATCTGGAGGTCGTGGGCGCCCAGGGCGAGGCCGCCGGGCGAGACGAACGAGATCGAGCCGTCCGCGGCGGGGTAGCAGCCCCAGCCCTGGCCGGAGACGCCGGAGTAGCACCGCCGCCAGCCGCCAGAGACGGACACCCAAACCTCGTGCCGCACGCCCGCCCCGAAGGCGCCGGCGATCTTCACCTTCACGCCCCCGTCGTCGGGCACGATCCCGTTCGACGGCTCGGCGACGCTCTGCCACGGCGAGATGAACGGATCGCCGAACCCGATGGGGTGCGAGCCGAAGACGCGACCGAAGCCGAGCAGGGAGGCGACGCTCATGCGATCACGCCCCGAACCACTTGTCCGCCGTCTTCAGGCGGAAGCCGGTGGACTTGATCTTCAGGCCGACGGCAGCGCGCTTGAGCTGTCCGAAGATGCAGAACTTGCCCACCGCGTTGACCACGCTCCAGTGCCCGAGCTGCACGAAGCCGCCACCGCCCACGCTGACGTCGGCCCAGGTATCGGCGCCGATCCGCCGGAGCTTCACCATGAACTCGGTGACGAGCAGGCCGGTGCGCACCACCGGGCGCAGCGCGCCAACGCCCGCGTTCCAGTCCGTCGTGTCACCGACGCCGTCCGGATCCGTGATGCCGAAGTCGGCGGCGCGCAGCGACCAGTTGGAGATGCACAGGCCCGCGCCCAAGAGATGGCTCGGCACGCCCAAGTTCGCGTCGGGCATCCAGCCGAGGCCGGCCTCGAGGGTCTGCTCGGTGTCCTGGGCGAGCATGTCGCCGTCGAACCCGATGCGCAGGTCGACGATGGCCTCCCAGTCGCCGGCGGGCGCGTTCCAGATGACCCCGGCCAGATCCGCGGACGCCTGCTTCTCGATGTCCACCTGGAGGATGCTGTCGCCGGCCTCGGCCGCGGCGAACGCCTGACGGGTGCCGCCCGTGTTGTGCGAGCGGACGAGCGCTGCGATCTGGCCGGCCGTCCAGGTCTTGTCGTTGGCGCCGACGAGCAGATCCGGCCGCAGGTCGTGGTGGCGCCCGGCGCCGCCGCCCAGGCCAGCGTGCGAGTGCAGCGCGTCGGCGTTGCCGCCGGAGATCAGCGTGAGCCAGTTGGCGTCGCGGGAGCCGACGGCGATGGGCGTGTTGGCCACGGGCGCGGCGGTGAGCTTCACCTTGCCGTACAGGACCTCGGTGGCCTTGGGCGGGTGCAGCGTCGTGTCCGCGACGTGGGTGGCGAAGTCGCCGGCGAGGGCGTCGAGGGCCGCGAGCGCTTCCTGGACCTTCGCGCCCCAGGCTCGTTCGCCCGTGGCGGGGATGGACAGGGTGAGGTGCTCGGTGGTGACGGTGATGGCGCAGTAGGCCGACGCGGGGGCGTCGAGGGCGCCCGTCTCGGAGTCGTCGCCGTCGGCGGTGACCTGGAGCAGGAACAGGTAGGTGCCCGGCAGGTCCGCGGTGAACTTCGGGCCGTCGCTGGTCGCGTCGTCCAGGGTCGCGGCGCTGCCGTCGGGGATCTCCACGACCGTCCAGGAGTACGACGAGATGGGGTCGCCGTCCGGATCGTAGGAGTCCGTCCCGTCGAGGGTGACTTCGACCGGGAGGTCGGCGTGGGCGAAGGTCTGCGGGCCTCCGGTGACTGCTACGGGGATCGCCACGGGGTTACTCCACGATCAGGTTCGAGAGGAGCAGCCGGGCGACCTCGTCGTCGGCCACGGGTACGTTCTCGGTGGGCACGGTGAAGAGCACGTCGTACATGCCCGGCACGTCCATCGCGCGCTGCACCAACTCGGCGAAGATCACGTCGTCGCCGATATTGAGCGAGTTGACGTAGTCGGCCAGGACCGACGCGACCTGCGTGAGCACCGCCGAGCGGGTGTAGCCGTCGAGCACCGCGCAGGTGAGCCGGGCCTGGAGCTGGCGGACGTTGGGGGGCAGGCAGCGCACCACCACGCCGGCCGCGCGCCAGCAGGGGTAGTTCGTCGCGTCGGCCACGTCGCCGTCCACGAGGCGCTGCGCCTCGGCCACCAGGTCGAGCCAGTAGGTGTAGGGCTCGATGGTGACCTGGGCGCCGGCGGGCAGGCCGTCGGGGTAGCTGTCCTCGGAGAGCGCGATGAGCCCCCAGGGCGCGACGATCTGGTAGTCGTCGGGGGCGTCGATCACGGCGCCGTTCACCTTGACCGTCCAGGCCCGGCCGCGCAGGGGCTTGTGCCGGGTGAACAGGTAGCGTTCTCCGCCCGTGGCCGCGTCGAGCACGACCTCGGTGTCCGCGGTGGTCGTGTAGAGGTCGACGAGGCCGCCGGCGCCGTCGTCGACGTACAGGGCCACATTGCCGCGGCGAAACGCGTCCTCGATGACCCGCGAGACGGTGATGCGGCGGCCGTCGATGATGGCCTCGCGGACCCGGCTCTCCAGGGCCTCGGGGATGCAGCGGGAGAGGGTGCGCGTGCGCTCGCGGATCCGCGCTCGGAAGCTGTCGTCGCTCTCCTGCGTGGCGCCCCCGGTGAAGGGCAGCGGGTTGGTGACGCCGCTCGTGCCGCCGATGCTCGTGACCGCCTTCGTGACGGTGTTGATCGCGGCGTTGCCGTCGGCGCCTGCGGCCACGGCGCGCGCGGGGATGTCACCGCCGCCGCCGATGACCTGGCTCTGCGTTGCGTTGGCCGGGATCTCGCCCTCGGCGGTCGTCACGTAGGTGGCGGTCTGGCCGTTGCCGGCCTTCGACACGACCGTGCCGATGGGGATGGCGACCGCCTGGCCCTGGGCGGCCACGGGGCGGCTCCAGCGCAGCGTCCCGACGGCGAAGGTCGCACCGACGCGCTCGTAGCCGTCGGGCATGTACTCGCGGGCGCGGTCGTCGAGATCCGAGCCCTGCGCGCGACCGATGCTGAACAGCTCGAGCAGACGCGCGGTCTCGATGTAGAGCTGCTCGCCCATCCGAGCGGCCGCGCCCACGACCTGCTTCAGGTTGCTCCCGTCGACCAGATCCGTGAGCGCCGACCGCGCGACGATGCGGTCGATCATGGTCTGGAGAAGCTCGCGGTAGGTTCGGACCTTGAAGATCATCAGACTGCCTTCTTGAGCACGCGGCCGTCGCGCCCGCCGCGCGGATACGCGGTGATCTCTACCGCGACACCGTCCCCCGTGTCTCGCACGACGAGCGGGCCCAGACTGGCCGTCCGCGGGTCCTGGATGACCACGGTGCGCACGGACAGCGCGACCGCCTGGGGGATGCCGGGGCCGTTCTGCGCTCCGACCGGAGCGAGGATGCCGACTTGCGGGTAGAGTAGGTTCGTGCCGATCTGGGTGTCGAGCTTGATGCGGAGGTCCTGCTCGTAGCAGGCGGCGCCCCGGACCTTGAGCACGTCGGTCCCGGTGGGGTCGACCACCCACTCGCCCTCCTCGTCGAGCAGCATGTCCACGCCGAGCACCTGGTCGTCGGTGGACTCGGCGCCGTCCGGCCCGCGGGTGGCGATGGTGGAGGCGGGCGCGCCCGAGACGGGGATCATGATGGTGCCGCCGGGGGCGACGGTGCCGGGCAGGCCCAGGGTCGTGATGTAGGGGTAGCGCAGCGCGTTCGCGTCGCGCAGGTCCATCCAGCCGTCAGGATCGCCCATTTCGCGGACGGCGATGCCCATGAGCGTGTCGCCACCCCGCACGACGTAGCTGCGCTGGCCCGTGTAGGCCTTGCGGCCGCGGCCCTGCCGCCGGGCGGGGCCGGACAGGCGGGCGGCGCTGCCGGGGGTCGCGCGGGCGGTGAGGGCGCGGGCGGCGGTCATGCTGACCGCGCCGGCCTGGCCCCGGCTCGCCACGGACGCCAGCTCAGTGCGCGTCAGGCTCGCCTCGCCGGCCTGGAGCACGGCCTGCTCGCCGGAGGTCTCGCGCCATGTCCTCGACCACACGTCCGACGCCAGCAGCCCGTCGAGGGCGTCAGCCATCTGACCCGCCACCTCGAGGCCCGCCAGGCGCTCGGAGGCGACCTGCGAGGCGGGGTTCCACGGCGACGCGGACTCCTGGTCCTCGATGAGCTGGTGCCACTGGTCGACGAGGTCCTGAATCGCGGCCGCGATCTTCTTCGGCAGGTTGATGAAGTCGCGGATGCCGTTCTTCAGGTCGTTGGCGGCGGCGAGCAGGTTTGTGACCGCCCCGATGGTGCCGAGGATGATGGACGAGACGGCGGAGTTCACCGCGCCGACAAACGCGCGGGCGTCCTCGACGTAGCCGGTGATCTTGGCGATGAGCGCGCGCGCCTTGCCCAGCACGCCCTTGATCTCGCCGAAGATGCCGTCGTCGAAGAGGTTCTTCGAGGCCTTGTCGTAGTCCGCGACGGCGGTGAACGCGATCTCGTAGGGGTAGTGCAGGCGCCAGGCCGAGGCCTCGCGCGGCGAGCGGAAGCTCTTCGGCACGATGAGCCAGTGGTCGTCGTTGACGAAGTCGTGGAACGCCAACACGTACTTCGCCGGCGCGGTCGCCGGGTTGGCCTTGAAGTGGGCGTACAGGCGGAACAGGGACCGTAGCTCGCGCCAGAGGGTGTTGCCGTCGGCGTAGATGAGGTCGCCGCCGGAGGTGGGCGTGCCTGCCGTCCAACCGCGCTTCGGTTTGAGGCCGCAGGTGCCCGCCACCGTGACCTCGCGCATGATGAAGCCGGACTCCTCGACCGAGACGCCGCCGATGGTGGGGGTGATGAGCTGCGCGGGCTGCTCGTCGACCTCGTACCGCTGCGGCTGCATCGGCAAGTTGACCACCCGGTTTGCGCCGGAGGTGCTGCCCGCGGGGCCTGAGTCCACCGCCACGAGCTCGAAGGCGTAGGTCAGGTTGAAGCGGCTCGGGATGTTCCGGGCCAGCGGATCGCGCGGCATCGGGGACTTGAACGCCGGCCCGCCGGACTGCGGCGAGACGGAGGCGACCACGTCCGCCGGCTCGCCCACGTCCCCCCAATCGCTGCCGTTGTCGAACAGAGGGCTCACTTCACGCTCCCGATGACCGCGCCGGCGGGGTCGATGACCTGCGCCTGCTGCTGGATGTAGGGCACGAGGCCCGTTGCGATGCCCGTGGCCAGGGCCACCGATAGCCGGTCGAGCTTCGCGCCGAAGGCCTCGGGCGAGCCGGCGGTTTCGGCGGCGAATTCGGCCTGCACCGCGGCCTTGATGGTCGGGGTGAGGGCTGCGGTGAGGGCGGGGACGGTCATCGGCATGGGTTACTCCGTGTCCGCGGCGGGCAGGCGCACGCGCTCCGACAGGACGCAGCGGATCGGATCGCCCTGGGCCGTCGAGATCCGGTCGGCGGGGACGACGGGCCCGGTCATCCCGAGGGCGTCGAGGTGGCGGTGGCCGTCGAAGAGAGCCATCAGCCGATCGCCGAGCACGGCTCGTTGGGACGCGTCTTTGCCCACGTCGAGCACGACCTGCCCGTCGGACTCGGCCGTGAGCACGAACACGGGCACGCCCTGGCTGCGGATCACGATGCAGGCGCCCGCCTTCATGTTGACGTCCACCCAGCCGACGCCGTTCGCGCGCGTCTCGGCTGCGACCTCGGCGGAGACCTCGGCAGCCGCCGCTGCACCCAGGGCGGCGCCCGCGGGCGCCCCGCCGGCGTACTCGAGCGCCAGCAGATCGCGTGCCTTCGCCTGCGCCGCATCCAGCGCGAGTTGCGCCAGCGCCGCGGCTTCCTGCTCGGCGACCGCGGTGGCCGCCGCGAGCACCAGATCGGGCGCCGACTCCACGGCCGCGACGGCCTCGCCGGCGAGCTCCGCGGCGCGCGCTGCGATCTTCGCTGCTCGAGCTGCGCGCCGGGCGGCGCTGCGCGCGACGGACTTCGCCACCGTGCTCGCGTTCCCGCCCGACATGCCGGCGCGCGCGCCCGCTGCCGCACCGGCGGAGACGCCCGCGACGAGCGCGGCAGCGGCGCCGGCCGCAGCGACGGCATCGGACTCGGCCGCGCCATCCGCAGGGGTTCGCCCGTCGTTGGCCACGCCGGCGCCCTCGAGGTCCACGCGCAGGTTGCCGGCCCGGTCGATGCGGGCGACGGTGCCCTGGTGCGCGAGCCACGATTCCGGCCCGCTGGGAGCCGTCTGGAGGCGCTCGGCCTCGCCGGGGGTGTACGTGGGCAGGGGCGCCGGCTCGTGCCCGCCCTGCGTGCGCTGCGTGGCGGGGTGGGGTAGCGCCCCCATGACGATCGGCTGGAGGCGCGAACCGTTCAGGAACGAGACAAGGACGTGCTCACCGTTGAGGTCGTCGAAGAACGTTGCGGGCCCCTCGTCGGACGCCACGAGGCGCAGAGGCTCACCCGACACCGTGCCGGTGGTCGCGGCGGGCTCCCAGAGCGAGCCGTTGGTGATGCTGTAGCCGTGCTGGAGCACCGGCACCCGGTCCAGCCGACCGCCACGCACGAGCGCCACGTCGCAGAGTATCTGCCGCGTCCGGCGACAGGACTGAGCCATCAGGTCGTCGGCGTAGTGGATGGCGAGCACGATCCCGCTCGTCGATGCGGGGTGTGGCGCCGCCCCCGGCGGAGGAACCGGGCGCATGGGGATGCCGGACTGGGGCGTCACTCCATCACCTCCAGGTTCTCCCGCAGCCATGTCTGGACCTCGGCCGCGTAGTCGGCCTTCGCGTCCGCAAGCTGCCAGCCCCGCGTGAGCCCCAGGGTGGTGTTGCCGTGCGCCGAGCCGTCGCCGCGCTTCGTGAAGCGGCTCTCGACGCTCTCGACGTAGAACTCCTCCACGGACGCATCGCGCATCGCGACGCGCAGGCGCTCACCGATCCGCACGCCGGGGGCGAGGTAGGCGATGGTCGCCGTGCCCGAAAGGAACACGGGGTTGGGCGCGTACCAGTCCCGCAGCAGGCGGGTCCACTCCTGCCCGATCCACACCTCTTGCTCGGTGAGCGCGGGGTTGAGGAACGTGCTGGCCTGCTGGAGCCGGGACAGCCCGTGGCGCTCGATGCTCGACTGGAGCACGGCGGGCATCGAGTCCCAGTAATCCTCGGGCGCCACGGTGCCGGCGATCATCGCCAGGGCGCCGCGCGCGGTCAGGTCGTCACCGCCGCCGGCCTCGACGGCGAACCAGTTGAACCGCTCGGCGCCGGATTTGCCGACGTCGAAGGCCTCCAGGTGCGTCTCGGGGAAGGTGCTCACGGGCACGCGGCGCCAGGCGTCGCCGCCGTCGATGGTCGGGAACGGCTTCTGCCGGAGCCGGACCGCGGGGCGCACGTTGAACGAGCCGCTGCTGCCGCCCTTGTTGGTGTAGGCCGACGGCGAGCCCACGGCGCCCTGCACGGCGATCACGTCGTAATGCAGCTCGTTGAGCAGCGGGTTCGCGAACTGGGTCATGATCGACCACAGGCCGCCGCCCTGCCCGTACCCCACGGGGAGGTTGAGCGCCACGGGCATGTTGCCCTGGGTCTCCGGGTCGATGTGTTCCCGAGAGATGATGTCGCTGGCCTGCCGGACGGAGGGATCGACGACGGGCTGGCCGGGCTCGGGCCGGAAGATGATGGTGTCGGGCACCGCCCACAGCCGGCGAGGGCCGCGGTACTCCTCCGCGGCCAGGCCGTATCGCAGGATCCCGTCCACGAGGCGGCCCGGCGTCCGGTCGACGATGTTGTTGAGCGCCATCTGCGCCACGGCCACGTTGCCCAGCCCCTCGGTGAGCCCGAGGTCGAGCCATGGCATGTCGAGCAGGTCCGTCTTGAGCAGCACCTTGCCCAGATCGCGACCCTGCACGGTGTAGATCGTCGCGGCGGCCGAGCCCGTGCGCTGCCGCCGGACCGAGTCGACCAGGCCGAGCATGAGCACCCAGTCCACGCCGTCGGAGTCCGTGGCGCCGATGAGCACCCAGTCGTCGTCAGCGACGAAGCGGAACAGGCTGCCGCCGTCGTAGCCGGGGATGTACGAGGGCTTGATCGTCAGCGAGAACGTGCCCGCGGGCTCGCCCATGGACTTGCGGGTCATGCCAGACACGATCGCGCCAGTGAGCACGAGCACGGGGCGGTCGATGCGGTGAACCTCCGCCCACAGCGTCAGGCTCCGGTCCTCGCTTTTCGCGGCGTTCTGCATCAGGTCGGCACTCCCGCGCCGTCCGCGTCCTGCTGCCAGTAGAACTGGAAGAAACGCTCCATTCCGGGGGCCGGGCGGATCTCCATGTAGCCGTGCCCGCCGCTCGGGGAGGGAGCGCCGCTGGGGCTGTTCAGGTAGCGCTGGAGCCGCGCCCGCTCCGCGGGGGTCTGCGGCATGTGGGCCTTGCCGGGCATCGGCTGCGCCTTCTTGCCCGAACTCTTCCGGATGTCGTCGACCATCTGCTTCGCGTCGGGGTCGAGGCGGTCGTACTCGGCCTGCGTCATGTTGTTGGCCTTCTCGACCGTCGCGGGCGACGGGCCGTTCGTGCCGAGCATGTCGATGATCGTGTCCAGGCCCTTCGCGATGTTGGGCGTCACGGTCTTGTTGATGAAGCCGTGCATGGCCGACCGAAAGCGCATGATGTGGGGCACCATGGCCCGCCCCGCGGAGATGTCCGCAGCCGTGAGCCCGGCGTCCTGCGCCATCGTGCTCGTGACGCCGGCCGCGCCGAAGGCCTGCAACGCCCCGCCGCCTTCCTTGCTCATGGCCTCGAGGTCCACGGCCTCGCCGGACTGACCGAGGCGCTCGTAGAGGTCGGTGACTGACGTGCCCATGGTCGCGGCGAAGCGCAGCGCGACGGCCTTGCGGCGCTCGTCGCTGCCGCCTGCCATCCGCCGCAGGAACTCCATGGGGATGTTGAGGTTGGTCTTCGCCGCCTCGAGGTTCGTGGTGCTCTCGAAGAAGTCGGCGCCGCCGCCGAACCCCGATGCCATCCGCATGAGGAATTGCTGCTCGGGCGTTCCGCCGCCGCCGGCGACCTGCTGCCCGATCCCGGCGAGCCCCGTCACGAAGGAGATGTCGCGGGTTCCCACCTGGCCGCGCCCGGCGCGGCTGGCCATCTGCTCGGCGGCTACGACCAGCCGGGTCGGGTCGACGTCCACGCCCTTCTCGGCCATGGACTCGACCGCGCCCTGGATCTTGCCCAGGTACTTCCCGATGTCGGCGTTCTGGAGCCCGGCCCGAACCGCGCCGGCGACTGCAACGCTCAGCGCGTTCTGCATGCGCATCGGATCGGTGATGCCCTCCATCGGGTTGCCCTCGGAGTCCATGCCGAAGGACATGGCCCCGCCACCACCACGCCGGAACATGCCCAGGAAGCCGGGCACGCCCCCGATGCCGGCCCGATTCGCGAGCAGGCTCGACGCGAAGAGCGACGCAGGCCCGCCGGCGAGCGACGCCGACCGCCCGAACAGTTCGTCCGCGCCCAGGCCGCTCCCCTCGGCGAGCGACTGCGCCATCGACTGCGTCTCGCCGGGCATGTAGCCCAGGCCGGACGCCGCCCCCGCCGAGGGCGCCGCGCCGCGCAGGAGCCCCGACGTGCCCGCCCGCTGCCGGTCGAACTCGATCGCCATGCGCCCGCGAGAGATCGCGGCCTGCATGAGCGCGCCGGCTGCGATGGCCCCGCCCGCTCCGATCCAGGGGATCATCGAGGCCGCGGCCGACGCCCCGGCCACGAGCACGCCCTCGTCCTGCTGCGACGCGAGGTGCCCGGCGGCCATGCTGGCGCGCCCCGTCAGCCTCTTCTCGATGGAATTCTCGGGCGGGCTGTTGCCGCCCTGCCCCGGAGGCCCACCACCGCCGCCACCACCTCCACCGCCGCCGCCGCCCTGGCCACCGCCCCACCCGGACGGGCCGCCGCTGCCAGAGCCACCCGGCCCCCAGCCGCCGCCACCCCCCGCGCCGCCTGCCCCGCCGCCCCCAGCCGCGCCACGCCCGACGGGGCCGCTGGCCTGGATGCCCTGGATGATGCCCGCGACCTGCTGGAGGGTGTCGCGGAGCTTCGCGACCTGGGTGTCGTCGGCCTCGACGACGAGGCTGGTGACGAATTCCTTCTTGTCAGCCATCGTCGTCCTCGGGGGTCAGCAGCTCCTCGAACTCTTCCTGGAGCTGAGCGAAGGGGTTCTCGCCGCGGGCCGCGGCCTCGGCGATGCGTCGGCTCAGGTCGTCCTTCTCAGGCGCGGTCGGGGTGTCTTCGGTGTAGCCCTGCGTGACGAACTTGTCGGTGAGGAGTTGCGCCAGGTGCTCGCCCAGCGGGACGTTCTCGAAGGCCGGGTTGCCGTGGCTGGGCTGCATGTACTTGGCCTCCCACTTCCGGCGGACCTTTGCCTCCGGATCGTCAAACAGGCGTCTCGCTCGGGCGAAGATCGCGGCCGGCGTCGAGAAATCGGGCGCGGTGCTTCAAGCCCTCCTGCCAGAGCTTCAGGACCAGATCCGGGCAGCCGAGGGCCGCGGTCGCGAGGTTCTCGGCCCACTTCGGGCGCACCTTGAGGGTGACCGCGAGGTAGCTCGTCGCGTTGATGAGGTCGATGGATCCGGCCGGGAACGCCGCGGGGGACATCCCGCCGCGCTGCGCCGCCGCGATGCGGGCGATGTTGATCTCGTCCTGCACCGTGGGGATGGAGTGGACGAAGACGCCCGACAGTACGGTGCCGTTGGCCAGCCGGTAGCTGACCTCGATGGGCATCTCGTCGGGGACCACGTCCGAGGGCACGTCCTGCGGCGTCTCCGGCTCGGTGTCCATCTGTTTCAACAGTTGCTCGGCGGTCATCGGCTTCGGCTCCTTGGCTGTTCAGGGCTGTGCTGTGGCGCGCGGGGCGCCGGGTAGATCAGGTGACCTTGCCGTCGGGGTTTCGCCGGCGGATGGCCACGAACGGGCACGAACTCGTGGTGATCATGCCCTTCTGGATCTGCTTCGACATGCCGGTGAAGCTGACGCCCTCCAGCGTGTCGATCTTCTTCTCCTTGACCCGGTCCATGATCACGAGGGTCACGGTGCGGCCGTCGAAGATGTTGTCGTTGTCCTTCTCGAGCCCGAGCTGCTCGATCGTGCTCTCGACCGTCTCGATGCGGCTGATGGTGCCGGAGACGGTGTAGGCGGTGGGGACGTGCTCGAGGACCTCGATGTCGTCGAGGCCCTCGGCCGGGGCGTACTGTTTGTTGACGTTGTAGCTGATGTTGGGGATGTACCCCGCGATCCGCCCGTCGATGGTCACGAAGGCACGCGCGCCCGTGACGACGTTGCCCCGCTGGACTCCCGAGTTGGCGCTGGCCATGTGGACCTCCCGTTACGCCGCCGACGCCGAGATCCGGCGCAGGTGGGCGGTGATGACGACAAAGTTGACGGGCTCGATCGGGGCGATCTCGTAGGAGACCTCGAACGTGTCGCCCGCATCGACGACGTGGACGCTCTGGGGCAGGAATGCCTTGATGATGCCCTCGTCCACCTGCTTCGCGAGCTCGGCCTGCACGAGGCCCTGGATGACCGCAGCGCGGCCGGTGAACCCCTTCTGCCCGATCTGGGTCTCGACGTTGCGGCGGCAGCGCTTCGTGCTCTCGTTGGCGCTCTCGTTGGCCGACATCTCCGTGAAGATGGGGTTGTCGTCGCGCCGGTAGGTGGTGATCGAACGCTCCCAGATGACCCCGCGGTCGTCGTCGAGGCGGCCGAACATCAGGCCCATCTCGATCATCTCCTCGGCGTCGGCGGCCGGGGTCCAGTCGGTGTTCTGGGCCAGCGTCAGCGCGTTGATCGCCTTCCAGGTGAGCGGCTCGGCGATGCTGGCGCCGCCCTGCATGGAGCCGGCCATGACCGCGAGCATCCACGAGGCGTAGACGGTGGCCACGCCGTTCTCGTCGTAGACCGTGGGGGTCTGGGCGATGGCGCAGGTGTTGCGGTCGTTGAGCGCGCGGATGGCGCTCTTGATGCCGGCGCGGTCGAGGGACGAGGCCAGGCCGACGTAGCCGTTGCGCTCGTCGCGGCCCTTGCCCTCCATGAATCGGCAGTGGGCCACCTGCATCGCGTGGACGGCGGCGCTGTCGGTGAGGGGCACGAGGATCACGTCGCGCTTGCCCTTGAGCGCCTCGTAGGCGGCCTGCCAGTGGGCGGCCGTGGTCACGCCCTCGCCGCCGCCGATGAGGTAGACGGGGGCGGCCGTGTTGTTCGGGGCGCCCGTGGCGCCCGAGGCGCGGGCGGCGCTCACGAGCGTGCTGTTGGCGTTGATCCAGGCCACCAGGGCGTCCAGATCCGCGCCGAATCCGATGTCGTTGGCGCCCTTGATGCTCTCCTCGGCGCTGTCGAGGTTGGCCTGGGCGTAGGCCTGCGCGCCGTCCACGAGGGCGGTCGCGTGGAAGCCGGGCTTGCCGTTGATGGCGTCGACGACCTGGGCCACGTAGGGGTGCGTGGTCCGGGGGCAGTCGATGGCGTTGCCCTTCCAGTCGATGTTGTTGGCCGCCTCGCCCATGCCGATCTCGACGTGCGTGAGGCTCGCCCACTCGGTCGTCGTGGAGGCGTAGGAGTCGCTGAGCACCAGGCGCTCGGCGGTGGTGACGCCGGCCTTGCTCTTGCCGCGGACGACGATGTACGGGCTGCCGGCGGGGGCCGCGGCGTGCTTGAACTGGAGGACGCCGTCCACGGCGACCTTGTTCGGGATGAACACGCCCTTGCCGACGTTGAGGCCCGCAGAGAGCCCGCCCGCCGCGATGGTGAATGCGGCGGCGTTGGTGGCGTCGGAGCGCACCGTGACGTTGCCCGCGGCCACGCCGCTGAGCTGCGCGGCGGTGATCTTGCCGAACGCCTTCGTGCCGGCGGCGGGGGTCGTGCCGTTGAGCACGACGGTGTCCGTCAGCGCGATGCCGCCCGAGGTGTAGCCGTAGATCGTGACGACCTGGCCCTTGTCGGCGTTGTCGGCCGAAACGACCTCGGCCTTCTCGGTGTCGACGTGGCTGGCGGTCAGCGTCGCGGCGATCACGAACGCGTTGTGCGTGCTCTCGTCGGAGACGGTGATGGCGCCGCGGGTGGCCCCGTTGATGCGCGCGCCCGTGATCGCCTTGAACGCCTGAACGCCGGTGACCGCGCTGGCGCCGTTGAGCTCCAGGGTCTCGCTGACGGGCTCGTCGCTGCTGTTGACGCCGTAGACCGTGATCTTCTGGACGGTGTCGTAGGCGTTGGCCGAGACCACGATGGCCTTCTCGCCCGCGTCGTGCGCGGCGGCGACCACGGCGGCGGCGAGCTGGTCGGTAAACGCGATTCGGGTGCCGGTCGAGTCCACCGTGAGGACCGCGGTGTTCAACTCGCCCGTGCTGTCGTAGCGGGCGGTGAACGCGCTGTCCCCGCCGATGTCGTCGCCGCCCTCGAGCACGTCCTCGCGGGCGATGGCGATCGACCGGCCCTTCGTGGTGCCGGGGCTGAGGCTGACGTTGATCTGGTTGCAGAACGCGCCGTAGTCGCGGCTGGTGATCGCGAGCGCGTCGCCGTCGGCGTTGTCGAGCGTCTGCGCGGCCTGGGTGGCCGGGTTGACCTTGTAGAAGAGCACCTGCTGCGGCGCGTTCGGGATCTGGGCGTCGTTGCTGGACTTGAACGCCACGAGCCCCGCCTTGCGGCAGTTGCCACCTCGGAACAAGTCCATGACCTTCTGCGGCCCGGTGGCGGTCAGGAAGGTGGGCAGGCCGCCCGTGAGCACCGAGCCCGGCTTGCCGCCCTCGGCCTCGCCGATGATGACCAGCTTCTTGATGCCGGGGCCGATGGTCGACAGGCCGGAGCCGTCGATCTGCGAGTACGAGCCGGGACGACGGGTGCGGATGCCACCGGCGACGACGCTGGATGCGGGCATGGTGCCTCTCCTACTTCAGGGGGGCGGATCCGAAGACCCGCAGAAGGTTGTCCCACTCGACCAGGTGCCGCTTGACCATTTTGTTCCGGTCCCGATCGCGCACCCAGGCGCGGAAACCGGCGCGGTGCTCGGTGGCGGTGCGACGCATGGTGAAGAACGTGTCCAGATCCACTCCAGGGAGGGCCCACTGGCCCGGCTCGGTCTCGACAACCCCAGTCGCCTCGTCTGCTGCTGCCCGTCGCCGTCGTGCCACGCCGCCCACCGCCTCGTCAGCCATTGCCGTCCTCACCATGCGCGAGCGTCGGATCCACCCGGCCAGGGTGGCCCTCGACGGTGACGCCTTGTAGGAAGATCGACAGGGAACGCGGCGGGGGAGGCAGGGGCTCTGCGGCGACGGCCTCGCCCCTGACGGTGAACGTCAGGGAGCGACAGAAGAGCCGTTCCGGTACGAACCGTGGGTCGGGTCTCACCTCACCGCCTTGCACGAACCGAGGTTCGATGAGGCCGTGCGACAGGAACCAGTCCAGGTGCGCTTCGAGAGCGTACTTCGCCCAGTGGTACAGGTAAAGCGCGACGTCCGGGTGGTCGGCGTAGACGGTGATCTCGATGGTCTGCTCGTAGATGGCGCCGCGCAGTTCGGCCTTGCCGTGCTCGAACTCGTCGTAGTCCGTCTCGGGCTCGACCAGGTCCCCGAGCATCTCCTGGTCGGGCCGCTCCTGCATGAGCGCGACTGTAATCAGCGGCATCGGATCCTGGGCCGTGCCGTAGCCGGCGCGGATGGTCGGGGGACGCGCGGCGAACACCCGCGGCACGAGCGCGATCTCGTCGGCTTCGAGGAAGTGCAGGATGCGACGCCAGCGCTTCGGCTCGGCCTTGAACCGTTCGACCGCGTTTCGCAAGGCGATCACGAACAGACGCTCGACGAAGGCGTAGCTCGACCCGATGCCGTCGCCCTTCATCGCCAGTTCGGCGTCGATACGCTCAGGCATTGAAGGCCCCCTGGGCGAGCAGTTGTTCCATGTACGACTTCGCCTCCGGGACCAGGTGCCGTGCCGTGATGCCGGGGTGCGTCCAGTTCTTCCCGCCTTCGTCCTCGCGGACGCTGTTGGGGTTGTTCGAGATGGTGCGAAACGTCATGAACTGGCTCTGCGTGGCCTTCTCGTAGGTCTTCTCCTCACGGATCATGCCCGCGAAGATGTCCGTGACGTGGCGCGCGCGCAGTTGCTCCGCCCCACCGGCGCCGGGGGCCAGACGCCCGCCGTACTGCACCTTCCCGCCGCCAGGGGCGCTCAGCGTCGGCGTCAGGGCCTTCGCGTCGCGGTAGACGGCCCGGCCCATCGTGCGCGCCGCCTTCTGGTCCATGTCCCCGCGGAATGCACGGGAGTCCTGCCGCAGGGTGGCCTCGGTGAACTGCGACCCCATGGCCGGCGCGTTGCGCCCGCTCGCCCCCGGCCCCATGTGCCGGAACGGAATCGAGACGTAGAGGTAGCCCTCCTTGGAGACCTTCAGCCGCCGCGTGCCGGGCTTGAGGATCGTCTGGCGGAGGTCCCACGAGGACATGCCGTGCTCGACCATCCAGGGGAGCGAGCCGAGCACGTCGATGACGAACCGCTCCACGCCGCCGGGGCCCGTCTCCATGCGCATCGGCTGGATGCCGCGGACGTAGTCGGTGGCCGACGTGAAGAGCCGCTGCTGCGCCAGCACGACGAGGCGGCTGCGCGCCACCTGCGCCATCTTCTTCAGCGAGAACGACTTCGCCACGCCGGCGACGCCCGCGAGCTCGGGGATGCTGACCAGGTCGGCCGGATCGAGGTACTCAGCCACCGAAGCCCTCCCCCGGTTGGGTCGTGTCCCAGTCCAGCTTGCACATGATCTCGAGCGGGAGCCGCTCGATGCGCAGATCGGGGGACTTCTGCTTCGACTTGTCGTCCCGGATGGCGTGGTTGAATGTCACGACCTCGTAGCGCGGGTGGTAGAGGTAGGTGATCGCGTAGAGCTGCCCGACGCGGGGGGCCGTGCCGCGCTGGTCACCCAGGGTCCAGTCGATGGACCCGCCGACGGACACCTCGTCGCTGCCGGCCGGGAGCCCCATGGTCGCGAGCACGCTCTGGTCGACCACCCGCACGAGCTGGTCGTCGATCACCTCGAAGTCGCGGCCGGCGGCGAGCACGGGGCCGGGCAACATCGTGTCCAGCTCCATGAGGCGCAGGCGCATCACGTTCTGGCGCACGGCCGGGCGCTTGACGATCTCGCCGTCGGGCCGGGTGACCATGAGGTCGGTCTGGATGGTCGCGATGGGGTAGCGCGGGCGCTCGCGCACGGCCCGCCGGATGCGGCGCTCGGTGAACACCATGACCGACGAGAGCAGCGTGTACCGGGCGCGGGGGTCGGGGCGGTACTCGCTGCGCATCGTCAGGCGCGCGGTGCCGAACGTCCAGGTCCCGAAGGCGATCAACGTGTCCCGGTTCGACTCCATGTTGTCGTAGATCACGTTGATGACCTGGCCGTCGTACCACTCGGTCCCGAGGCCGCCGCAGACCGGACACATCACGTTCGGCTGCCCGGTCTCGTTGTTGTTCCGGCAGGGGCACGCGCTCGACTTCTCCCACAGCGTCGGGCGCCCGTGCTGATTGAGCACCGCCTCGAAGTAGCCGGGGCGGAAGTCGATCCGCTGCGTCTCCTTGATCCGCGACGGCGGGGCCTTGATGACCTTGCGGGTCTGTCGGTCGTCGCGCTCGCTCATACGACGTGCAGGCTCGGGCCGTGGAAGGCGTTCTTGATGGCCGGGAGCAGCCGCTTGATCTCCTTCTCGTACTGGATGAGCCGCGAGCCGTAGCCTGCGTTCGTCGCTGAGCTCGTCGTCGAGATGCTCTGCGACAGCCCGCCCATCGAGAGCGAGTAGGAGGCCACGCCGGCGCCGCCGAGCATGTCGCCGGCGGGGTTCAGGATGTTGAAGTTGGCGAGCAGCGAGACCAGGTGCTTGATGTCGGCGGGCACTTGACCCGCCACGAAGCCGGCCCGGTACTCGACGTGGAACAGGCCGGGGAAGAGCTGCGCGCCGCGCCCGTGGATGAGCGGGATGCGCTGGCCGATGTAGTTCGCGAGGCTCCCGATCGCAGGCACGAGCTCGATGCGCGCGGCCTCGGGGATCGTGAGCTGCACCCAGTCCAGCGGGAAGTCGATGATCGGGTTGTCGTTGCCGGGGTAGATGGCCTTGACGCTGACGATCTCGCGCACGGGGCGCCGGTCGAGCTTCAGGGTCGCGAACTGCGTGTAGTCCGGCAGGTGGTAGTCGTGGCGCTCGGGCTTGGGCGCCAGGATGTCGATCGGCGCGATGCTGATGTCGAGCACGCGCTCGGCCGCCGCCGTGGCCTGTTTGATGGCCGTGACGAACATGCTGTCCGGGTAGGGGACGCCGTTGTCGTCGGTCAGGTCGAGGCCGTAGAGGTAGTCGGAGATGAGCTCCGCACGGGAGGTCACCAGATCCGGAGCGGCGGCCTGGGCCGCGACCTCGATGCGGAACTGTCGGACGATCTCCGCCTGCCCCTCGAAGGGGGTCAGCGTCCAGCGGTCGTAGAAGGTCTCGGCCTCGGTGAACGGGCCGACGAGCACCTGGTACTCGCCCAGGGACACGCGCTCGATGTCGCGGGCCCCGAGCGTGAGCACGACCTCGCCGGTGCGCGCCCGCACGATCTGAACGCGCCGGACCTCGTAGGGGTCGAAGAGCGCCCCGTTGTCCATCGTCCAGGTCGCGCGCAGGTCGAGGACCTGATTGATGACCGCCGCGTCGCGCCGCACCGACATGGGAACCTCCTACGCCGGCAGGCCGGTGACGCCAGCGCCCAGGAGCAGGGCGAGGTCTGTGGTGTCGGAGACCGCGACCAGCACCGTCTCGCTCCAGTCGCTCGACGTCTCGTCGTGGCGAACGACGACGTAGTGGGCGCGGGGCGTGAGGGGCGTGAGGGCGACGCTGTACTCGCCGTTGCCGAGCTCGGCGACGGTGGGGGCGATGCGCTGCCACGCGGGCAGGTCACCGTCCTCCGGATCCGCGAGCACTCGGCCGCCGGACCCATCGTCAATCCAGATCTCGACGGCGAAGCCATCCAGATCCGCGCCCTCGATGCGGGTGTAGCCGTCGGAGTCGATGAGCGCGAACTGGAGCACCGCCGGCTTGTTGATCTTGCCCTGCATCAGCCACCCTCCGGTGCGGGCGCCGGCCGCGGCGGGAACTGCCGCACGTTGGCGGGCATGTCCTCCAGGCTCAGCGGCGCAGGCTCGGCGCCCGCCTCGTCGAGCTCCAGGTGCTCGAGCGCACGGCCGAAGACGGCGTGCATGCGGCGCAGCAGCTCCGGCGACATGGCGATCTGGGCGACCGGGCGCACCTGGCCGGGCGCGCCTGGGTGCTCGAACTCGAAGAACACGACCACGTCCGAGCGGCCCTTGCTGGCCGAGATGGCGAAGCTGTTGGCCGGGCGCAGCAGCTCGGGGACGATGGGCCGCGGGGCGATGATCTGGCTCATGGCGTGGAGCCCCCGTTGAGATGCACCTGCGTGGACGCCTTGGATACCGCCTGGTCGACGCTCTCGCTGGCCACTGCGCGCACGAACGCGGGGATGAACCCGGTCGGGTTGTCCTCCGCGATCTTGGCCAGCCGCGAGGCCTCGGCCTGCGTGAGCGCGCCGTTGATCGGGATGTCCACCGTGACGCTCACCGAGGAGAGCATCATGCGGACGATCTTGGAGGCCATCTGCATGTCGAAGACGCCGTGAGCGGCGAGCGCCTCGGTGCGATCTCGCAGGTCGAGCAACGTCGCGAGGTCGATCTTGGCGGTGATCTTCGTGCGTCGAGCCATCGCCTCGGATGGTATGCGGGGCAGGCGACAGAAGGAAAGAGAAACCGCGCCGGAAGTCGGCCTCCGGCGCGGCTCTCAGACGGGCGAGCCGTCAGCCCCGATTAGGGGTTGCCGACGGTGTCCTTGGTGAGGTCGAGCAGGATGCGGGCGGTCGTGGTGCCGTTGCCGGCGGCATTCATCACGCGGCCGATCTCGCGCACGTCGGTGCCCGACGCCGAGGGGGCGGTCGTGGTGCCGCCCGACGCGGCGTTGTTCACGAACACGCGGTCGCCGGCGGCCCAGACCTCGCCGGAGGGCTTCTTGATGTTCACGGGGCCGGAGACGACCAGGCCCGTGCCGTTGTACACGCCTTCGATCAGGTCGGCGTGCCCGCCGCTGGCCGCGGTGGCCTCGGACAGGGTGTTGTTGCCGCTGATGTAGGCGAACTCGCCCGAGGCCAGGCCGCCGTCGATGGTGAACCCGTCGAAGGCGAAGTCCGACCCGAACGCCATCTTCACGCTGGCGTTGAAGTCGAGCAGCCCGGTCCCGGCGTTGAACACGAGCGCGGTGGCGCCGCTGGTGTTGCCGAACGTGATGGTCCGCGCGGCCGCGCCCGTGCCGATGTTGATCGCCTGGGCGTCGGCGTCGCCGCCGATGCTGATGGCGCCGCCGGAGCTGTCGATCGTCAGCGCGCCCGAGGCCTGCCAGTCGCCGGTCGTGCTCGACAGGTTCAGGGCCCCGGCCGAGGTCACCGCGAGGGTGCCCGAGGTGATGGTGCTGACGGTGAGGTCCGCGCCGGTCACGCTCAGGTTGGAGGTGTCCGTGCCGTCGATGCTGAACGAGCCGTTCGCGTCGATGGTGACGTCCGTCGAAGCGTTGATGACCACGCTGCCGCCGCTGACGGTGGACAGAGTGAGGTCGGCGCCGCCGGTGACGGTGAAGTTCGACGCGCCGCCGGCGTCGATGCTGATGCCCGCCGTCGAGTCGAAGGCGACCGCCGCGGAGAAGTCCGCGTTCAGCCCGCCGGCGACGTTGAGCACGAGGTCGTCGCCGTCCCACGAGGCCGCGATGTCGTTGTCGTTGCCGATGTAGAGGTGCTTGGCGTCGGCGATGCGGACGTCGGCCGCGAACGACCAGGTGCCCGTGTCGGTCCCGCCGCCCACCGCCGCGATGTAGGTCAGCGTGCCGGTGTCGTTGTCGCTGTCGTTGTCACTGATCAGGATCAGCGAGGCGTTGGTGTCGTTCGGCGCACCGTCGCTGTTGATCGTGTAGCTCGCGTTCGTCGTCCCGGTGAGCCCGGACGTGTCGCTGCTGCCGACCGCGACCCAGGCCGAGCCGTTGTAGACCTGGATCTGGGTGTCCGTGGTGTTCCAGACGAGGCAGCCCGCGGCGACGGCCGCGAGCGCACCCTGCTCGGTGTCGTCCTGGTTGGGCAGGCGCAGCGCGACGGTGGCCGAGCCGATCTGGACGTAGCCGTTGGCGGTGAGGCTCGTCACCCGGTCCACGAAGAGGTCGCGCCAGGCGACGGTGCTCGAGCCCAAGTCCTTGCTGGAGTCGGAGCTCGCGACGATCGACTGGTAGCTCGTGATCGACGTGGACGCGATGTCCAGGCCGTTCGCCGCGCCACCGTTGTTCGTGCGGATGGTGACGCCGCCGTTGCCCATGCCGCCGGAGACCATGAGGTCGCCGCCGCTGGACTTCACGACGTTGTTCGCCGCGGTGCCGCTGTTGAGGATGATCCCGTTGGAGCTGTAGATGCCGTCGTCGGCGCGCAGCGTGCCGACCGACAGGTCCATGTGGTCGAGGATGGCCTCGGAGGCGTCGGGCCCGGCCGTGCGCGCGAAGACGAAGCGGTTGTCCGTTTCGTTGAACATCAGCCCCTGGAAGGGCGTGTAGATGCTCAGCGCGGAGTTGCTGGCGGGCTGGTCGGTCCAGGCCGTCGCAATGGTTGCGACCTTGGTGGTGCCGTTGTAGTCGGTGATGCGGCGGACGTTGTTGTTGATCGCCGTCTTGATCCACATCCCGTTGTAGTAGTCGTTCGTCGACGACCCGCCGGTGAGCGTGACCTGCGTGTCGCTCATCCCGGTCTGGTCGCCGATGTCCGCGAGCGTGACGACGAGCGCGGCGCTGTCGCCCACGACGTCGCCCGTGCCCGCCTGGTTGGCGGTCTGGTAGCGCTCGCTGGCGTAGCCCGAGTTCTTCGACCCGCTGGGGCCGCTGTTCACGAAGATGACGTTGTCGGCGATGGTGACGACCGTGCTCTCCACGGTGGTCGTGGTGCCGTTCACCGTGACGTCGCCGGTGACGACCAGGTTGCCGGCGATGGTCGTGTTCTGACCGGACACGCCGATGCTGACGGTCCCGTCCTCGTTGAACACGGCGAGATCGTCGTCCGTGTCCAGGCTCTTGATGTTGAGGGCGCCCGCGCTGCCCGTGTAGAGCTGGCGGACCTGCGCCTGGTAGAAGCGACCGACGTTGGAGGTGACGCTGTCGTCGACCGCGATTCGCTTCGTCTTGTTGGCGGTCGTGTCCCAATACTGGAACGAGAGACCCGTGCCGAGTGCCATGTGTGATTCTCCGGAGAAGTTAGGTTTGGACGTCTTCTGCTGGAGCTGGGCTGGAACTGGGCTGTGGGTCGCTCGTCAGAGCGTCGGGTAGGACCGTATCACGCGGCGGGGGCGTCTTCCACGGTGTCCGGCTCGTCGTCGAGCATGTCCTCGTCGGAGATGCTGGGCGCGCCTGGCGCGGTCGAGGGGCCCTTGATGTCGAGGCCGTCGATGGCGGCGGCCACGAGCTCGGCCAGGTTGACCTTCGCGCCGAGCGCCTTCTTCGCGGCCTCGTGGATCTCCACGGCCGTGCCCAGGCCGGCGAAGGGGAGCGGGCGGCCGTGGCGCGCCGCGGTCAGGTTGCGGGTCTTCTGGGCCAGGCGCTTCGCGCAGTCCAGACACGCCGGGATCTGCTGCTCGCGCACCGGCTTGACCAGCTTGTTGTAGGCGGCCTGCGCGTCGACCTCCGCCTTCTTGATGACCGCGTCCAGGCCTTCGCACTGCCGATGCAGATCGTCGAACAGATCGAGCGCCGCGCGCTCGAGCGCATCGGCCGGGGCGTCGGAGGCCCACTTCGTATCGGGGTCGTAGGACGAGCCGAAGGGCTCGGCCTCGATGAGCACGTCGATCAGGCTGGGCGCCCCCTCGGGGATGGGCAGGCCGCCGCGCGCGTCCTCGATGCGCTGGAGCGCCAGATCCATCGACCGGGCCGGGACGAGCAGATCGCGCAGCCGCTTCTTCAACGGCTCCAGGCGGGCGGCCAGCCGCTCGGTCGCCACGGTGCTCGACTCGTCGAGGCTCGCGGCCAACAGCCGCCCGTGCTCTTCGAGGGCCCGGCGGTCCTCGCAGAGCCGCCGCTCGGTGTCGAGCAGTCGCTCGGCCGTGGTCTTCGTCGAGGCTGCCTTGGCTGCGCCGGGGGACTTCTTCTTCTGCTGCTGTGCTTTGCTGCTCACCGTCTGCTCCCTGGGGCGTCCATCGCCCCTCGCTGTTTGGTCTCCTGGAGCAGCTTGTCGACCGCCGCCAGGATGGTGGTGTTGCTGGCGCGCTCGTAGGCCGCGCTGCCCGAGCCGGGGCTCAGGTGCTCGATGGTGTCCGCCACACGGCGGAAGTCCGCCGCGAGCTGCCTCGCGTCGAACGAGCCCATGTCCAGCGACACCCGAAAGAACGGGCCCTCGCGGGTGACCGACGAGATGCTCGCGCCGCCCGCTTGGAGGACGGCTGCGAGGTGGAGGTTCTTCGTCGTGACGGGCTGGAGCTGGGCTGTGCTGCTCATGGCGGTCATCCGTATCCGGTGCCAGTGTCCATGCGGGCCATCACACGCGAGTCGGTGACGGCGTACCCCATGGGGATCACGTTGAGAGAGTCGTCCGGATCGTGGGTGATGCCGCCACCGCCGCCCGCGGCGACGTAGACGGGTCGGGTCGAGGTCAGGCCGGCGAAGCCAGGCACCTCGCCATCGCGGGTCACCGCCACGAGGTCGTCGTCGATGACCGCCGACAGGAACCCGTCGGAGCGGTCGTGGGTGGCCGGGTTGGTGACGACCAGCGCCGCCCCCACCAGCGTGACCGCCTTCGGGGTCGTGATGCCGCCGGGGTTGGGGTAGATCGTCACGCCGGGGACCATGCTGGTCCAGGCCGAGCCGTTCCACAGGAGCGTGACCCCCGTGGGCGTGTGCAGGACAGCTTGTCCCGCCGTCGGCGATGCGGGGATCGTGTCGACGGCGGTCACAGCCCCGCTCGTTGCTGGCCTCCAGCTCCGCATCTGCACAGGATCAGCCCTTCTTCGTCACCGGCTTCACGAAGACCTGGTGCATGCCCACCGAGACCACGGGGGCCAGCGCCACGAACAAGATCTCCGTCCAGCCCATGCCGTCGGAGACCTTCGCGATCCCCGCGGCGAGCGCTGCGGCACACACCACGAACAGGCGCACCTGATTCGAGGTCAGCAACAGACCGCCGAAGCGCCTGGCCACGGAGATGAGCAGCATGATCCCGGCCACGATGGCCGCAGCGACGCCGGCCACGGTGGGCGCCCGGCGCGCCGCCTTCACCGCTTCGAACGCTTCCTTGCCGTGTCCGAACACATCGTCGTCGCCGGGGAACGGGGTGTCGCTGGTCACGACCACGCCGGGAATCTCCACCAGCGAGCCGGGGGCGCTCGGCGGGGCCACGGAGGCGGCGGCGGACGGCAGCGCGCCAGAGATCGCGGCCGACGGGGCGACGGGCGCCACGAGGCTGCCGGGGGCGTCGGCGAGGCCACCGTCCGGGCCTTCGACCACGACCACCAGATCGGCGGAGGCGGGCGCAGGGGCGGAGGGCGCAGCCAGCGCGAGCGCAGGCAGCAGAGCGAGCAGCAACAGAGACAGGAGACGCATGGATGACCTCACGGTTCGGTGGTCAGGCCGACCCAAGCGGAGCCATCCCAGAGCTCCACACGGCCGGCCGTGGTGTTGAAGCACATGACGCCAGCGAAGTCGGAGTCGAGCCCCGTCGCGGTGGTCATGGTGTCGCGCGCCGTCGCGTCCAGGCGCGGCAGGAAGAAGAACCCCCCCGCCACCTGGAGCGCCATGTTCAGATCCGGGCCAGTGTTGCCGCCCGTGGGGCCCTGACACCGCACGCCCTGATCCGTCGCGTAGAACGGAATCTTCGCAGCGACCGCGCCGAGCAGTGCGGCGTAGCCGTACAAGGACGTGGTGCCATCCACCCGCTGCTTCAGCGCGGGCGTGGCGGCCGCCGAGTGTCCGAACGTCGCGAAGTGACTGACGCCCGTGCCGGCGCTCGACACCCGCGCCGAGCCGTCGGAGCTGGACGCCGCGTCCACGCGGCCCGGCGTGCTCAGGTTCCCGCTGGCGTCCACGCTGATGAGGCTGGAGACGACGCGGCCCGCCTTCGTGGTGAACCGGAGCAGCCGGCCAGCAATGGCCGCGCCCATGTCGCCGCGAGGCTTCGCTGCGAACCCGAAGATGCCTTCGAGGATCGCCATCAGGTCGCCTTGCCGCCCAGGACGACGACGTGGACCTCGTGACCGGAGCCCAGCCCCGCGACCGGCTGAATCACGATCTGGTCGGTGGCCTCGAGCACCAGCTTCGTGTTGGGCTCGCTGTCCAGGCCCGGCAGGATGTCCGGGTCGAGCAGGTTCTTCGCGGGCGTGCCGTTGGCGTGGCCGGCGTTCGCGGCGACCTGCACGCGGGCGAGCTGGTAGTCGACGGCCGAGCGGCGCAGGAACACGTCGAACGTGTACGCCGTGCCCGACAGGTTCGTCAGCAGGATGGCCCGCAGCACGAGGATGGCGGTGTTGCCGTAGGCGACCACCTTGGCGGTCGTGCCGTCGCCGTCGTCGAACGCGATCCCGTTGTTGTAGGGGGTGTTCGCGTAGGTGGGTGAAGCTCCGGCCGGCATGTCACATCCCCAGCTTGAAGAGAGCCGCGTTCGCGGCGTTCGTGATGTTCTGCTCGGCCGAGGTGAACGGGCGCGAGCTCAGGCCGGACGCCGTGGTGGAGTCGTAGACGACCGCCTCGCCATCCGCGCCGGGGGGAACCTCGACGGGATCGCTCCCGTTGTGCGCGAGCAGCCCGCCCTTCTGCGTGAGCACCTCGGCCGGGTCGTAGACGCCCGCGATGTTCCCCTGCTGGCGAGACACGTCAGTCCCCCGCCGCGATGAGGTCGATGTTGCCTGCGGCCCCGCCGTTCGTGTCGGTCACCTGCACGAACACACGGCGGTAGCCGGTGCCGGGCACGCTCAGCTCGACGTAGGGCAAGAGCGCCGGCTCGGTGGCGATCTGGAGCCAGTCGCCGTTGTCGGCGAGCGCCCACACGGACACGTCGATGTCGGTGTGCGTGGCGCCGTCCACGGCGGACTCGCGCCAGTACAGGCAGATGCCGCCGAAGGCCTCGATGTTGAAGTAGGTGCCCGAGGCCGGCGCGGTGGTGTTCGGCGCGTCGGGCAGGGTCGTCGTGTCCAGCGTGGTCTTGTAGACCTCGCCGTCCTCGCCCTCGCGGTACGACGGCGCACCCTTCCCGTGATCGCGCACGACGAGCAGGTGCGACCAGCGGTCGTACGCCTTGGCCAGCACGTCACCGGCGGGGACGGCCTGGAGGGCGCGCGCGAAGCGACGCAGGTTGCGGGCGACGACGGACATGGACGCTTACTCCTTGGGGGGCTCGGCGGGCGGCGCGGCCGGGCCCGGGGCGGGGTCGCCCTCGGGCTTCGGCTCGGCCTTGATGCTCTCGCTCAGCGTCTTCTTGCCGCCCGGCTTCTTGTCGGCCGCAGGGGGCTCGGCGGGCGGCGCGGCCGGGGCCTGCGCCTGGGGCGCAGGGGCGGCCTTCTTCTCGGCCGGGGGCGGCGCGATCTCGGACACGTCGGGGAGCACCGTCTGGTGGGACTTGCCCGCGCTCTTGATGATGTCGGCGAGGGTCTCCTCGCTGACGCCGTCGGCGCGCGCGGCGCGGATGGCGCCGACGGTCGCATCCTCGGCGGCGGCGAACGCGGCGGCCGCCTTCGCGTAGGCGTCGGCCTTCTGCCGCATCTCCAGGAGCGTCTGACCTTCGGCCAGGGTGTACCCGCACTTCAGCAGTTCCGCGGCCTGCTCGTCCGTGAGGTCGGGCAGGAGACCGTTCTGGTCGATGTGGAGCAGCCGCTTCTCGACCTCGCACCAGATGGTGCTGCCGGCCATGCGGAGGTTCGGGGCTTTCAGGGTGAGACGCTTCTGGGCAGACGACATGGAGGTCTTCTCCGCTGGGCTGTTGGGTCGTGGGTTGGAGCGACGGGACGGGAGGTTACCCGCCCGTCGCTCCTACGTCACCAGGATCGGCTTACTCGAAGCCGACCAGCGCCGGGGTCAGCACGGGGGCGTTCGGATCGCGGCCCACGTTGATGATCCGGAAGGCGTGGCGGGGCGCCTTGAGCTGGAGCGCACCGTAGAGCACCTGCATCCAGCGGATGCTGGTGTCGATGGTCGCGAGCGGCAGCTTCGTGAAGGGCGCGAGCTGCTTCCAGCCGATCACGGCGGGCTTCATCTCGAGGCCGAACACCACGCTGCAACCCGGCAGGTAGTCGTTCAGATCGGAGATGTCCTGCGAGGCGCCCGACCGCTTGACGCGGAAGATCTCCTTGCAGTCCGTCGCCGCCCCCGCGTCTTTGGCGCTGCGGTAGACGATGTAGCCGGCCGTGTCCTGGCCGCCGTCCACCACCGGGATCACGCCGCTGTCGCCGGCCGCGATGGCGAAGCCGGTGACCGTCAGCGGGGCCGACCGCCCGTAGCGGTTGTAGGCCACGATCTTGTAGTAGTACGTCCCGGCGTCGCCCGCGGCGAACTGGGCCGAGGCCGTGACCGGCGAGCTCGTGCCGGCCGCGCCGAGCACCGGCGTGAGCGGACGCTTGGAGGCGGGACCCAGGCCGGAGGCGTAGGGACGACCGCCCTCCTGGATGAAGACGTTGTCCTCGATCTTGACGTTGGCGAACCCGTCGACCTTGGGCTCGAAGTCCACCGCCGTGCCGAAGCTCGCGCGGAGACGGTCGCGGATGAGGTTCTTCAGGTCGTTCTTGACGCCGATGGAGCAGAACACGGTGTCGATGGAGCCGTAGTTCGGCGCCTGGCGGACCACCGCGCACATGCCCGACAGCACCTCCTCCGTCAGCGGATCGCCGCGGAGGTCGTAGGTGGGGGTGCCACCGTCAGCCATCAGCTTGTTCAGACCGTCGAACTGCACGCTGATGATGTTGCTGTCGCCGAAGAAGAGCGACTCCTCGAGCTGACGCATCAGCCAGAGGGTGCCGTTCTTGGTCTCCTGCGCCACCGCGTTCTCGATGCCCATGGTGCGGACCAGGCTGGCGACGTGGGTCACGCGGCGCGTGGTGCCCATGAACTTCACCAGCGTGACCTCGCGGGAGTACGTGCTGTCCTCCTCGCTCGGCAGATCGCCCTCGCCGATGAACGCGGCCTCGCCGGAGCCGACCTTGTGGAGTCGGTTGTACTCCTCGGCCGTGTTGTACGCCGGATCCTTGTAGACCGCCTTCCAGAACTTGAACTCCTGCTCCGTGTACGTCATGGACGTCAGGAGCGGGTCGAGGGACTCGGGCATCAGGGGGCCCATGGCGCCGGCGGTCTGGACGCCGTGCGCCCCGCCGTTGCCGCCGCCCGCGTTGAGGGCCTTGTTCAGCTCCGCGACGTCCTCGACGCTCGCGGCGCCGGGGCCGCCACCGCCTTCGCCGTAGCCCTGCGTGAAGTCCTGCCAGTCGATGAGTGCCATGTCTGTCATCCTCTCAGTGTGGCCGTCTGTGGCCGGTCTTCGCGCTTAGGCCTGGGCCTTGCGCAGGTGGGACTGCTCGATCTCCGTCGCCAGGCCGTTCTTCTTCCCGGCCAGCAACAGCGCGACGCTCTCCTGGAGCTGGTGCGCGCGACCGTGATCGCCCGCCTCCATGCTCTTCTTGAGCTCGCCGTTCATGAGGTTCGCGAGTTGGCCCTTGCTGAGCCCCTGGGGCGCCTCGCCGCCACCGCCGCCGGCGTTGAAGCTCTTCGCCATTGGGCGAGCGGTCGTCGTCGTGCGGGGCTGAGCCGGGGCGTTCACCGCGGCGATCAGCGCGTCGATCTTGGCGTCGCGCTCCTGGATGCTCTTCACGAGCGAGAGCATCAGCTTGCCCGTCGCCAGCACGGCCGTGTTGTTCACGCCCTGCTGCTGACTGATCTCGGACACCGCGGCGCCGAGGTCGTCGGAGTGCGCGGCGACCTGCTCGACGAGCGACTTCACGAAGCCGGTGGCGTCCATCGACTTCGCAAGGCTCACGTCGGCGTTGTCGCCCATGCGCGCACCGAGGGGGGCGATGGCCGGGGCGCCCGCGCCCTGGATGCGCTCCAACTCCTCGAGCGCCTTGGACAGACCGCCGGCGCCGACCGTCAGGGACTTCTCGTTGTCGCCCTCGGCCTCGTCGTCGTCGTCCTCGACGTTCTCCTTGTCGTCCTCGAACGACTTGATGAGCTTGTCCTTCGCCTCGCAGTCCGGCATGGCCTTCAGCGTCGCCAGGAAGTCCTTCTTCTTCATCGGTCCTCTCCCAATCGGCGCGCCTGCGCCAGGATGCGGTCGACCTCCGCGGGCGTCGCCTGCGGGTGCCGAGCTTTGATCAGCCGGATGGCCAGGCTCTTCTCGAGCGAGAGCCCGCCGTTGGCCTTGAGCCATTCGTCGGTGAGCGCCTTCGCCCGCTTCGCCACGGCCACCGGATCCGGGCCGCCGATGGGCAGGCGCAGGCCGAGCGACTCGGGCATGAGCGGGCGGGCGCTGCCGGCCACGACCACACCCGGCGCCTGCGCGGGCCCGCCGGCGCTGAGCGCCTTCGCGAACCGCATCGACTTCACCAGGTCCAGCTTCGTGAACGGGTTCACCGGGCAGTTGGTGATGGCGACGTTGCGCACGGTCGCCTTCACGATCCGGGCGGGGTTGCGCGGATCGCGAACGGGCGGCGGGCCCTCGACCGAGAACCCGAGCTGCCGCGGCGTGCCATCGAGCGAGCGCGCGAGGTCAGCGATCCGCATGGCCTCCGGCGTGTCGAGCAGGTAGCCCTCCACGGCGGTCGCGCGAACCTTCTTCCCGTCGTCGTCGATGGTGACCGGGTAGACCTTGTCCGGGTAGCCCAGGACGTCGGCCGTTTCCTTGCTGTGGTTGTCGTTGAAGAACCCGCGCTTCAGGAAGTAGCTGAAGTCGAGCCCGTCCTGGACGATCGTGTCGCCGTCCTGGTCCATGTGCTCGGTGCTCGCCAGCCCGCGGATGCGCACGCGCTCCTTGCCGTCCGAGCCCTTTTCGAGGCCGACGACCTGGAACGGAATCCAGCGGTGAAACGACTCTGCGGGCAACGGGAACTCCAAACGCAAAAAGGGCGCCCCCGCTTTCGCAGAAGCGCCCTCTCAGGCTTGTGGCCAGGGCGTCAGTGTCGGTTTGAGGCCGACGTGTGACCCAACGCTATTCGGCGGGGATGGCTGGCGTCAAGGTTTGCGAGCGCAGGGACAACCGCAGCCCCAACGGCGGCGCGGCAGGGGGCGGGGCGAGCGACTTCACGAGCCCCTCGTCGGCGATGGTCAGCGGGATCGGCACGTCCGCTTTGCACGCCGGGCAGACCGTCTCGCAGACGTGTCCACCGTCCGCGTCCGTGCGGCGGAAGCTCAGGATGGGCAGACGGACCTTGAGGCGGCCCGCCTGGCTCTTCGCCAGACTCGCGTTGCAGTTCGGGCAGCGGATATGCACGTCAGTCGTGTACCACGATGGCGAGCCCGCCGTCCCCCAGGACCGCGCCCACATCTCGACCGTCGACGAGCGTCACCCAGCCGGGGGTCGGGTTGATCAGCATGCTCTCGGTCGGTTCGATGTGACGCTCGCTCGCCGAGAACAGTGTGTCGGCCTCGGTCGGGTCGAGGTCGTATCGCCCGTCCGGGCCTTTCAGGTAGAGCCTGCGCGCCATCCGTCACCCCTTCATGCCGTGGGGGACGTGCGGCTTCCAGTGCGCGTCCCAGAACGCCTCGCCCAGATCAGACACCACCGCGGTCTTGAACGCGTCGAGCTTCACCTGACCGGCGCTGCCGAAGTCTCCGTCGAGCACGCCCTTCTGGAGGCGCACGCGCAGGTTGTGCGGCGCGGTCCAGACCGACGCGCCGGGTGCGAACACTTCCTGCGCCTTCGAGATGAAGAACTGCCGTGTCTCCTCGTCGGCGGGCTTTTCGTCGCGCGCGGTGAACTTCCAGTAGCGCCAGATCTTGTCCGGGCTGCCTGCTGCCCAGTCGCCCCACTGCTCCTTCGGTACGGGGATGCGCAACACATGGTTGAGCGCGTCCTCGACGCCGTGGCCCGTGGGGTCGATGATCGTCTCGTTGACCGTGTCGTACCAGAGCCGGCCCGAGGTGAAGTCGCCGTAGATGCACTCGGCCTCGAGGTCCGCGTCCGTGGTGACGGGAGCGGACGGGGCGAGCGCGTGGCGATCGGCGTTGAGGCCCATGATGGCCTTGCCCTCCAGCGGCGGGCCGGTGCCGTCCTTCTTCCCGAACGAGACGAGGCCTCCGCCGCCCGGCGGCGTGTAGGCGATCTTCTTCTTCGAGGCGACCGACACGATCTCGGTCCAGTCGCCGCCCATGCTCAGGTCGATGTCCTTCGAGTCCTTGCCCTGGAGCGCGTCGCGCACGAACCCACCCATCGGGTAGGTCGGGATCCCGCCGCTCTGAAGCGCCTCGATGACCTGCATGCGCGTCTTGCCGCCCAGGCCAGGCGCCGCGCCGGCCAGGAGCTTGTTGACCACCTCGGTCGCCGCGGCGGACTTCCAGACGCGCACGCGCTCACCCTGCCACGGCGCGTGCGCCTCGGCCTTCGTCGGCGTGACCTGGTCCTGGTCGTAGGCCGCCAGGATGCCGCCCAGGCGGCTCGGGCCCGGCGTCATCACCACCAGCCGCCCGGTCTTCTGCGGCGGCGCGCCCGTGACCTCCCAGCCGACGAGCTCGCCGGCGACGCCGTTCACGGTGACCGGGTGCCGGGGGGAGTCGACCCACTTCGTCACGGGGTTCTTCAGCGTGGCCTTGTCCACGGCCTCGACGCCGGCTGCGGCCAGGGCTGGCGGGGTCGCAGGGGCATGCGCCCATGACTTCGGGACCAGCGCGATGCTGGCCGCAGGGGTCGACACATGCCGCGCGCCCTCGGGCAGCGGGTGCGTCGACAGCCACGAAGCGCCCGCGGCGCTCGCCGGCTTCCAGGCCACCTGCACCATGTCGTGCTGCGTGGGGTGCGTGCCCACCTGGAGCCCCGCGATCTGCGCGGCGTGCGCTGGTGACCCGTGGGCGGCTGCGGCCGAGTCGTGCGTGCCGCCCGGTGCTGTGCCCTCGCTCAGGTAGATGGGCTTGCCGTTGTGGAAGCCCACGATCTTGCCGCCGTGGGGGCCGATCTTGACGACCGCCTGGCTCACCGCGGGAACAGCCCGTCGAAGACGTCCTCGTGCTCGGTGACGCCGGGCTCCAGGTCGACCAGGTCGATGCCGCTCGGCTTCATGCCCATCTGCTTCGCCAGCGCCAGATCGAGGGGCCGCAGCTTCAGCGCGACCTCGCCTGCCCAGTGCGGCGCGGTGAACGTGACGCAGCCCTCCGCCAGCGCCAGCCCCTCGCACATCGGGTTGCGGTCGCGGCCGCCGTCGCAGAAGACGAGGTGATCCCTGTCGACGTCCGGGTGCGGCTCGGGCGTGTCGCCACCGTCGAGGCTGCCGGCCTGGGGCGAGATCGCCACCATCGGGCCGAGCGGCAGTCCCTCGATGACCCACAGGCGGTGGGCGGCGAGGGCGGCGTTCAGCGCGGCGTGCTGGGGCTTGGCTGTGATCACGGCTGGCTCCTGGCCTGGATCGTCGCGGCCCAGGACGCCTTCACAAGCGCCCCGGCCTCAGCGTGTGAGGTTACCACGACTTCCTCGACCGGGCGACCGCCGATGGTGTGTACGCCCAGCGACTTGAACTCGGAGATCGCGTCCTGCCGCTTTTTCGCCGTGTTGCAGACGATGGCCCGGATGTCATCGAGAGCCACCTGGTTTTGCACCATGACCTCGCCCGAGCCGGCCTTGTGCGTGTTCAGCGCGGTCGCTCGCGGCTTCCGGTCCGAGAAGCTGTCGTTGATCGTGCTGCCATAGTTGTCGTGCGGGCACGAGTGCCAGTCCGCTCGCTCGAGCGTCTCGGCGCCCGTGACGATGTGCAGGCCATGCCCCGCGCTGAGCCCGGAGAAGGCCGAGTCCTTGTCGGCCCGGAAGGCGTAGTGGAACACGTAGTCCGCGCCGCCGCTGGCCATGTCCGACGGCGACGACTGCCCGTACCCGCCCATGCCCGTCTTCCAGCGCTGCGCCGTCGCCACGTTGCCGCCCGAGGCCAGCTTGCGTGCCAGGTCCTTCGCGTCGCTCGAGTACCAGTTGTGGTAGAGGCCGTGGATGCCCTTGTCGATGAAGGACTGTCCGTCCTGAATCCGCACGGTGCGGTGCCCGGAGCCGATGGACACGACCTCGGCCTTGTCGATTTGCTCCAGGGGCAGGCCGGCGGCCTTCAGCGCGACGCGCAGATCTGCGCTGCTCGGGGGCGGGGACGGCGTGTCGCCCAGCTTGCCGAACAGCTCGTTGTGCTTCTTCGGCGAGACGTTCCAGAGCAGCTTGCGCAGCTTCATGTGCTCGCGGTCTTCGTCGCCGGGGGGCACCGCGATCTGCGGCATGCCGAGCTGCTCGGCGAGTTCCGCCATCGCGGCCGCCACGGGGTTGCCGGGCTCCACGTCGACCTTGACCGCGTGCTGCATCGCCCAGGTGGAGTCGGTGGAGAAGTGCGCCGTCCAGCCCGGCCCGGAGAGCACCTTCGTCGGCGTGGTGTGATGCACGAGGCCGATGGCGTCCACCTCGCCCGCCTTGGGGTCGAAGTTTCCGCCGCCCAGGTCCCACGCCCCCGCCGGAGCACCGGCGAGCTTCGCACCAACGGCCGCGGCCCCCCAGGGCGTCAGCTTGAACCGAACCTCGCGGGCACCGCCCTTTCGCTTCGTCACCGAGGCGTACTGATCGCGGATGAGCCCACCGTCGAGGTCGATGCCGTGGCCGTGCCATGGCGTGCCCGCCGAGAACATCGCCTCGTCGTGCAGCATGTGGGCGTTCGTGCCGGTGGCAGCCGGCGGGATCGCCTGCATGCTGGTCTCGACCGCGACGATCGCGTCCGCGTCGCCCGTGATGTTCGCGAAGGCGTTCGTGCCGCCGACGTGGTTGCACAGCTCCTTCGTGAAGGGCTTGAACCCGTACTTCGGCAGCAGCGGCAGGACCACGCCCTCGACGTAGGCCTTCACCGCGGCCTTGTCCGAGGCGTCCACGCTCGACGGGAGCAGCGTGAGCGGGAACTGCACCTTGTAGACGTTCGGCGGCAGCGGCACGCCCTTCGCCGTCTGCGTGTTCGCCTCCATGATGGCGCCGGGGAACGCCTTGAGCAGGTCGTTGTAGAGCTCCGAGCCGGCGGTCTTCGAGGTCGACGCCCAGACGAACTTCGTCCCGGTCGCGTGCTTCATGCCGTCGGGGCCCACGCCCTCGGCAGCCGCGATCCCGTCCGGGGTGGCCGAGGTCAGATCCGGAGATGCGGGCGCGCCGCTGGTGTCCACCCAGCCGCCGGCCACCGACTTCCATACGTGGCCACCACCGACCGCCGGGATGGCCGTGCCGGCCGGGGCTTCGTCGAGCCACTCGGACGTCGCTGTGCCGGGGTGCTTCGCCAGCCAGGCCGCCCACCCGCTCGGCTTCGCGGTGGCGGCGGCGGGGGGCTCGACCGCGGCCTTCTTCTTCGACTTCTTCTTCGCGGGGGGCGCAGGCGCCGCGGGGATCTCGGGCTCGGGCTCGGGGGTCGGCTCCGGGGTGGTGATGGGCGATGCCTCCGCCGGGGGCGGCACCGGGGGCGCAGACGGCGGCGGGGCTGCCGGCGGCAGGACCACAGCCTCCAGCTTCCCAGACTTCCCCGGCTTCATTCCCCAGAAGATGAACCCCGTGCTCGGGGCGTTCATCAGCGCCTCGGCCGCCGTCGTGGAGCTGGAGAACGTTGCGCTCTCGCCGGGCGCCAACACCTTCGGGGCGGGCATCAGCTTGCCCGTGTCCGGGTCGTTGTAGAGCGCCCCGCCCTCGGGGAGCGTGACCTGGTACTTCGGCGCGCCGTCGGCGCCCGACACCACCGTCAGCACCGCCAGCTTGCCCTTGTTCTCCGGGGCCTTGCCGGGCTTCAGCGCCTTCTGCGAGCTGAACCCGTGCGACACACCGGACGGCAGCTTCGACCAGCCTGGGTGGGCGGCTGGGCCCGCCGCGGGTGGAGGTTCGGGCGAAGGTGGCGACGGCACCGCGGGCTCCGGCTCGGGCGCGGCCGGCGCAGCCGGTTCCTCCGCCGGGGCCGGGGCGCCGCCGAGCGCCGCCTGGATCTGCTCACCCGTCAGGAACGTCGGCAGGCTCCCATCCGACTCCGGCTCACCACCGGCCACCGCGTCGAGGTGCAGCTTGAGGTCCTCGAGGGAGCCGTAGAAGTGCCCCACGTCCGCCGGATCGGATGGCACCGTCACGACGTAGCCGGGCGCGACGCCTGCGTCCACCACCTCGACGCTGACCTGGTGGCCGTGGAGCCCGAAGGTGTGCGAGCCACCGACGGGAGCCGCGCCATCCGGCCACGGCTTCGCCGGCGGCGAGAGCGACTCGGGCGCGGGCGGGAGATCTGCAACGGGCTCGGGGGGCGGCAGATCGGCGGGGGCTGGCGACGCGGGGGCAACGCCGGACGGCCAAACCTTGCCGAAGACGCCGCTGGAGAGCGCCGCATCCGGCGTCAGCACGCCCGTCTCCGGCTGCTTCGCCAGCCAGTCCGGGGGCGTGTCCTGCCCGGCCGCCGTGGAGATCGGCGCGGTCTTGCCCGCCTCGGCCCACCAGCCCCACCAGTTCGGGCCCGAGGTGCATTTGATCTGCCCGACGCCCTCGGCCGAGACCTTCGGGCCGACGATGGCCACCGCCGCGGCGGTGTGCGTGTCGAACGCCACCGTGACCGACAGATCCGGGTGCCCGATCGTGCCCTTGACGATGCCGCCCTGGGCCGTCGAGGTGAAGGCGAACAGCGGGGCGCCGGGCGGCGCGGTCACGAGGTAGCGCGGCGTCTTCCCGTCGGCGCCCGCCGAGATCGTCAGCAGGTAGGTGTGACCACCGGCCGAGCGTTTGATGACCGTGCCCGGCGGCGGGACGCTGTCCGGCCAGCCCGGCGGCTTCAGCCCGCCCTGATGCACCAGCGACTGCTTGCCGCCCGCGGCCGCTTCGTCCTTGGTGCCCGGCTTGAACGTGGCCGTCGCAGCCCAGCCGCTCGCCGTCTCCTGGAGCGCGCCGAAGTGCGCCCCCGGCATGGAGGCCTGCGCGAGCACGATCGCGTGCGGAGTCGTCGGGCTGGTGATGGTTGCCGCGTCGCCGGCGTGGTGCTGCACCGCGAGGCCATAGTTGCTGGTGAGCGCGTCGAGCCACTCGGCCAGGCCGAACGTCCCGGCCGCCGCCTCGCCCTTGTGCCCCTGGGCCTGCGCCAGCTTCGCCGCGGCCGCCGATCCCGCGTAGATGGGCTTCTTCATGTCGCCGTGGGCGTACCCCACGATCTGACCGCCCTTCGGGCCGATGGCGATCACGCCGAGCTTCCCGCTCGACTTCTGGAGGCCGGTGGGCAGCAGCAGCCGGAACATCACACCTCCGCGAGGTACAGGGCCAGGGCCATCGAGACGTCGAGATCGTCGAGGACGTGGCGCACCGGCTCGGGCGCCGCGTCACGCGCTTCCGACCGATCGTCGTCGTCGCCTTCGACGACCGCGGCCGCGTACTTCCGCACGAGCGCCTCCGCCTCGGGCGTGAACATGCCGTCGTCGTCGAACACCTTCATGCCGCGATCCTCCCCACGGCGCGGCGCGCCGAGACGTCGGACAACACGTCGTCCACGATGTCGCCCGCCAGGGCGAGGCGCTGGAGCACCGGGCCCAGATCGTCGTCCAGGGCCACGGCCGCCCGGTTGGTCGGGGCGTCGGGATGGCGCGACTGCACCAGGCGCGCGAACGACTCGAGCAGGTCCTCGCCCCGTTCGGTGAGGCTGCCGTCCTCGGCCACGATCGCATCCTCGGGCAGCGGTGCCACGCCCGTCTCGCGGGTCGCCTTCAGCAGCCCGGCCGCGAAGGTGAAGCGGAACGACTTCGCCACCGGCGGTGCCCCGAACTTGAACGCGATGGGCTGGCCCATGCGCTTCGTCAGCGCGCGCGAGAACCAGTCCTCGAAGTCGGCGCGGACGCTCTTCTTCCGGGCGACGACCGCGGCCACGATGCCGGCCGCCGACTTGCCGAACGCCTGGGACGAAGCGTCGGCGTAGGGCTTAACGAGCTGCTCGATGGTGGCGTCGGGGATGGCCTCGGCCGCCTCGACCGCCTTCAAAATGCGGGGGTCGTTGAAGTCGAGCGGGATCTTGCCCGCCTCGAACGCGGCCATCACCTGGATCGGCGCTGGCTGCGCCTCGCCGAACTTCGCGTTGGGGTGGTAGCTCGTGTCGAGCTTGTCGTCGCCCAGATGTTTGAAGGCCTGCGCGAAGTCGATCTTGAGCAGCCCGTTCCCGTCGGGCTTGCGGAGGTACTGCCCGCCGTGGGCGTCGTGATCCGCCACGAGCCAGTTCGCAACGTGTGAGGCCAGCAGCTCGGCGTGGTCGTCGTGGCTGAGCGCGGCGAGGCCGGGCCCCGACTTCGGCAGCGCGCCCGCGTGGGGCATCATCTGCTGCACGGTGCCCTGGGTGAACCCGTGCGCGAGCTCGTCGGCCACGCCCTCGAGCGGGACCACCTCCGCCACGTTCACGTTGCCGGCCCCGAGCACCAGGGCCGCGAGCTGCGAGCCCGCCGCCTCGGCCGTGACCTTGACGGGCCCCTCGGGCTTGAGCAGCCAGTTGCCCGACCGCCCGGTGATGGCGACGACGGATCCGGGGGACGCCCCGCCCGGCTTGTCGCCCACCTTGGTCATCGTCGCCGGCGACGCAGGCTCAGCGGCGACCGGGGGCGGCGCTGACGCGGGCGCTGCCGTGGGCTGCTTCTTCGGCATCGAGACGTGGGGCGCCGCGGTCGCCGTGGCGATCGTGCTCTTCGCCGACGCGTAGTCCTTCGCGTCGAGGAACCCGCCGACGGCCTTGTCGGCGCCGAACTCCGAGTGCTTGTCGTGCAGCGCCTCGACCGCGGACATCGCCGCGGACTGGCCCTGGATCTGCCCGAGCACGCGCCCCGTGGGCAGGTGGACGAGCGCCGTGCGCTTCGGCTGCGCCACGGCCGGGTGCGAACTGATCGCGAAGACGCTGCCGGCCGGGCCCGAACCGTGGACGTCCAGCGCCTCCGCGGCGCCCTTGCCGGGCGGCACCGCCTGCACCTGCCCCACATGCCCCGGATACCAGTAGCGCCCCTGCCCGTCCGTCCAACCGCCGTGCTTCGATCCGGGAGCCGCGTGGAAGCCGGGCGGGGGCTTCGGGTCGGACTTTCTCAGCGGAGCGGGCGGGACGATGAGCAGGCGGAGCATCACAGATCCTCGGAGATCTGCTGCGGGATGACCGGCGCGGTCGGCGGGGGACGCAACACCCAGTCGTCGTCGAAGGTCCAGCCGTCGGGAACCGCTGTAAGACTACACGCGCAAAACGGATGACTTGGAGGCAGACACGGCACCCACTGCGACTTCGGCTTCTTGTGATTGACCCCATGCGGCGGCAGGTCGGCGAGCTTGAAGATCCGCGGTTTTCCGGCGCGGGTGTAGAAGCCGAGGCAGACCTCGCATGCGTCCGGGTTGGGGATCACCGCCACCAGGGCCTCGTGCCCCTCGTCTTCCTCGATGGCGTCGGCGATGCCCGCGTTCACCGCCGCCTGGATCTCGGTCGCGGCGATGCGGTGTAGATCGCGCGCCCAGTCCTCGCCGAGCTTCTCGCCCAGGGTGCCGCGCAGCCGGCGCCACGACTCCCGCGCCTCGATGGCGCTGGCCGTCTCCTCGGCGATCACCCGACGGGCCTCGCGGGCCTGCTCGTTGTCGGAGTTGATGACCGTCGTGGTGAAGTCGTCGGCCACCTCGTTGCCCAGGCCCACGATGAGCTGCGCCCCCTTCATGCGCGCCTGCTTCGCCATCCGCCGCTCCCAGTCCGACAGGTCGTCGTGGATGCGATCGGCGCGCTGCTCGAACTCCTCGGGTCGGACGTTGGCGACCTGGGCGGGGTGCGCGTGCTGCTCGTAGCCGAGAAGGTATGCGTTGCCGGCGGCCCCCCGGCCAAGGGAGTCGATCATCGCCTGCGTGATCTTGCCTGCGGCGACCGCCTCGTCGAGCAGTTCCTTCGGGATCGAGTCGGCGCCGTACAGCCGGATCGCCAGCACGACGAAGTTCTGCCGGATGAGGTCCTTGACCTTCGCGAGTTCGTCGGGGTTGAGCGGGCGCGCCATCAGCTTACCCGCCCGATCTGAGCGAGGTAGGCGTTGACCTCGGCGGCCATGACCCGGCCCTGCACCTCGGCGGCGCCCTTGGCCTGGCGGTACATCGCCAGCGTGACCGGGTGCGTGAACTTCTGCTCGAGCGGATCGGGCTCGCCCGGCTTCCAGGCCTTGCTAAGCGCGGCCTCGTCGGCGTGGTCGTGGTGCGAGCAGGCCTCGGCGATGGCGCCCGCGTCGAGCTGCATGAGCTCGCGGACGATTTCGGGGAGTTTGCGCAGGATCTCGCCCGGCTGATGGTCTTCGACGCTCACGCGCATGCGCTGGCCTCCAGGCTCGGAACCGACTTGTCGCACATGAAACGCCACGGCGACTCCAGGAACCGGACCTTGCGGATCATCCCGGCTGGCCCGAAGGACTCCATCAGGTCGGAGCACAGCAGCGACGGCACGTCCCTGCGCCGGGCCGCCAGGATCACGTCCTCGCCCGAGGCGCACCCCCGGAACATCAGGTCCGAGATCAGCGCGTCGGGGAGATCACCCGCCACCATCCGGCGTAGCGCCTCGTCGGGCGAGTCGATCTGAATCACCTCGACGTGCGGGGCCGTCCGTTTGAGCCGCCAGCGAAGGGCTCGGAGGAAGTCATCGTCGTCCTCGACCACCCATAAACGCATGGGTCACCCCTCTCGGTGGTCCTGCTGCTGGAGGCGAAGCTCCTTGACCAACCCGCGCAGCACGTCGGCCTCGATCTTGGTCGTGAGGCCCTGGAGCTGAAGCACCGACATCTCGCGGGGCATCATCTGCTCCGTGAGCCGCTCGATGGACCGGGCGAACTCGCCGCGCATCTCGCGGTTCTCGCTCTGGGCCGCCTCGCGCGACTTCTGGACCTCGGCGATGTACGCCGCAAGCTCGCTGCGCCTCTCGTTGAGCGACGTCTGGAGCTGCGCCGTCAACGTGGCCAGGTTCGCGGACAGATGCTCCTGCTTCGCCTCGTAGCGCCCGACGTCGCGGCCGAGCTTGAGCAGCAGGCCGATGGTCGGCGTAATGGCAATCGCGGCCATCACCCCGTAGCCGATCAGCGTCCCTGTGCTGGGATCCCCGCCGAGAGACTCGGCCATGGCCACGCTGCCCCAGCAGGACACCAACGCGAGGGCCGGGAGCCCCCACACCGACGGACTCTTCATCGAGACGCTCCCCATGCCAAGGCCCCGACGAGACCGCCGAGCCCGAAGATGCCGATTCCGGTCACGAGCTGACGCCACCATGCCCAGTCCTCCGACCGCTCCGCGGCCTGGAACCGCGCGTCGTAGGCTGTGACGGTGGCCTCGGCCTGGAGCCGGGCTGTGTGTTCACGGTCGAAGGCCGCGGCGGCCTTCTCCTGCGCATCTCGCCAGCCGTACAGCCAGGCGACGCGCGCTCGCTCGTCGGAGAGCGGCTGCGTGAGCTGGAGCGCCAGCGTCAGGCGCAGGTGGGCGGCAGGGCCGTAGCAGACTCGGGCGGCCTCCACGTCTGGGGCCTCGCCGGCGGGCAGGTGAAGCTGCTCGTCGAGCACGGCACGGGGGGCGACGTATGGCGGCAGCGACGACGGAGCCGGCAAGGCCTCCAGCAGCCCCGCAAAGGCGGGTTGTGCCGTGCAGGCCACCAGGACGAGGGCCAGGACCAGGATCCGCGTCATTTCGGCGGCCCCGGCGGCGGAATCATGCCCGGATCGGTGTCACGGTGAGACGGAGACGCCCCCACCATGTCGGCGACCGCATCCGCCTGGGCGTGCAGATCTCCGGCGAGGCGCCCGGCACCCTCCACGGCGCCCGTCGTGACGACGACCCGCTCGGCCTGCGCCTTCGCCTCACCCTCGGCTGCAATCTGGGCGGCGGTGCGCTGGCGCTGGACGAAGGCGTCGGCAGCGTCGACGCGCGCCTGCTCCATGGCGACGCGGCGGCTCTCGTCCACGCTCACCACCTCGACCCGCTTTCGCAGGTACAGCCATGCGCCAACCGCACAGGCCACGATCACCGCGAAGAAGCCCCAAACGTTCACCGCCGCCTCCGGCTGTTCGTAGCAGACGGTCCCGAGCATATCCGTGGGATGGCGACGACGGAAGGGGGTTCAGGGGCCGCCGAAATGGCCAGATCGCCGCTGAGCCCCATATCTCTATTACAAGTAAGCGTACTTCTCCCGAAATGGCCTGCTATGCGGAAAAGTGGATGGACCGACCTGTAAAGAAACGTCGGTTTTTGTAGTTTTTTGGCCCTTTTTCGAGGCATCAGAATCGAGATTTTCCGCATGGATCCTCATTTCGGGGCGATTCCTGGCATTTTTCGGTTTTTGGGCCATTTCGGGGACGGGGCGTCCGAGGACCCTGCGGCGACGGCCGCCGTCCCCCTGGCGTTCCCCCGCAGCCCGACGTGCGGCGCACGGCAGGCGCACGGGCGCAGCCGATCGGCGGGCCTGAGCGGCGCCGCGGGGCGGGCTTTCATTTCGGGGAATCGGCGACGGGGGGGGATTTCGGGAGAACGGCGACGGCTGGATCAGGCGAACGACATCTGCTCGGTGGTCGGGCGTGACGAGCGGCCGGAGCGTCGGTCGAGCTCGGCCTTGAAGGCGGCGACGGCGCCGGGGTGGAAGTCGGGGCGCTCGAGCACCCAGCGGATGAGCCCACCGTCGACCTGGTCGAGGCGGCAGCCGCGCTGCTTCCCGAAGCCCAGGCGCAGCACGGAGTCACCCTCGCCCAGGGTGTCGCGGTAGAGCTTGCGCCCGAACTCCTGCTCCTCGCGGACGAGCACCTCGCGCCACTGGGCCTGGACTTCGAGGGCGTGGTCGATCTCGGTGGGCATCAGGCCCTCGCGCACGAACACGGTGAGCAGCTCGGCGGTGGCCTTGGCGTCGGCGTCCGCGGCGTGGGCGTTGTCGAGCACGACGCCGTGGCGTTGGCAGACCTCGCCCAGCTTGGACGGGAGGTGGTTGTGGCGCCGGCGCAGGAAGATGAACGGGTCGAGCACCCGCGCCGGGTCGATGCGGAACGGGTGCCCCGCGTTCTCAAAGGCGCTGTTGACCATCGGCACGTCGAAGTGGACGGCGTTGTAGCCGCAGAGGACGTGCCAGTCGGCGGCACCCAGGCGGGCGGCCACGCGATCGGCGACCTCGTCGAAGAACGGCTCGTTCGCCACGTCGGCGTCGTAGATGCCGTGGACCTTGCTGGCCCCGTCGGGGATGGGGCAGCCAGGGTTGAGGCGCAGGGTCGCGCTGCGCCCTGGGCGGCCGGCGCGCAGCTCGACGGCGGCGAACTCCACGATGGCGTCGCGCAGCGGGTCGACGCCGGTGGTCTCGGTGTCGAAAACAAGGATGTTGGCCTCGAGGATCTTCACAGCAGCCTCTCCTTTTTCATCTGCCTGTCGAACGCTCGCGCCGCGAGCAGCAGCTTCAGATCTTCCTCGCCGACCTCGATGGTCGTGAACCGGATGGGGCACTTGATGCACGCGCGCCGCCGGCGGACGTCGCCCTTGCCCGGTCGGGAGTCGACCACCTTCGTGTCACCCCCGCAGACGTGGCAGACAAATCCCTTCGCCCGGCTCACGGCGGGTCACTCGGCGGGGCGAGTAGCGCCACCCACGGGCCGCCGACCTCCAGGGCCTCCACGGGTACGTCGAGAGCCGCGGCGAAGCGGTCGATGGCGTGGGGCAACGGATCGCCGCTGCGGCGCCGCCAGGGGCGTTTCCCGACGAGGTACTGGTAGACCGCCTGCTGGTCGGTCGGCGGGTCCATGCGGGCGCCCAGCGACGCCTGCGTGAGGCCCAGGAAGAGCATGCGGAGCTCGACCCGGCGGCGGGTGGAGTCCTCGTAGCCGTCGCGCGTTCCGCCCCAGGGGCGTCTGCGATCGGGCGGTCGGTCGGTGATGGTGTCCATGCGCCGACATTACAAGCGGCGAACAGAGATTACAAGCGCGGTGCGTCAGGCGAGCGAGAGCCCGCCACCGCTGACGCGCTTTTCCCGAAATGAGAGCCAGGCGCAGCCGACCAGCGGCCCGCCAGGCCCGACGAAGGCTTCGGCCTTTCCGTCGAACCGCACCGGGGACTCCTCGCCCGCCTGCGGGCCCGCCAGGGTGCCCCGAGCCCATGCGTACACGACGCGGCCGCCGGCGGTCACCCGCGCCTTGGCCTGGAGCTGCGCATCGAAGACGAACGTCACCCCCGTGAGGTGCAGCTCGTCGAGGAAGCCTACGACCTCGTCGTCCTGCGTGAGCGTCCAGAGGCCCGGCTCGTCACCGAAGGTGCGGTGGACGAGGACCGGGCGTGTTCTGTCGAGCACGGCGAGATCAGTTGTTGCCGACCGCGACGAGCGTGACGGCCACCGCGGCGGTGCTGCTGGGGTTCCCCAGCCACACACCGTCCTCGGTCTCCAGCTCGATGACGGCGAAGCCGACCTGGCCCTCCGACACGGGCTTGAGCGGGAGCGGATCGGCATCTGCCGCGCCGAGGCGCAGGTTCACGGCGCCGTTGTACTCGATGGCCAGGGCCTTGAGCGTGGCGATCTCGCCCAGGTCGACCTGCACGTTGGCCGACGCGGCGAGCTGGCGTACGAACGTGGCCGAGGACTCGAGCGACGAGTCGGTGATGGTGCGGTCGCGATCGGCGACCAGGAGCGCGAAGTCGGTGTCGTTGGCGACGGCGACGACCGCCCGGCGCTTGTAGCTGATGGCCACGGGGACTCCTGTGAAGGCTGGCGGGGGGGCGCCCCCGCCGTTGTCGCCTTCGGGCCTCCGTGCGCCCCCGGCCGGGCCCGCGGTTCAGGCGGTGCCCAGGCCCTCGATGAACTCAGCCGACGAGGACGTCGATCTCGATGAACAGACCGGAGGCGCCGGTGGCGCCGGCCTCGATGGCGTCGACCTCGACCTCAAGGTAGTCGCCGACGACGACCTGGATGCCGTAGGCGTCCGAGGCTGCGTGGTTGGTCTTGAGCACGGCGACGAGCTTGTCGTTGTTGCCGCTGGCGTTCTCGTGCTGGATGGTCGCGGTCAGGATGGTCGACCCGTTGAGGTTGACGTCCACGTCGGTGCTGTCCGCGGCGCCCATGCCCGAGGCGGCCGTGCGGCGGAAGCTCGTGATGCCGACGATGCGGCCGGGGCGGCGGAAGTAGTGCCGCTTCTTCATCACGCCGGTGGCGATGGTCGAGGCCTGCTCGAAGATCACCGACTCGTGGCGGACGAGGTTCGGGATGCCGGCGACCTCGCTGTCGGAGGGGCTGGCGTTCGGGGGGAGGGGAGAGGCGACGGCGCTCATCTGGGGGCTCCTTACAGCGTGAAGCTGCTCACTTTGGGCCGGCGAACCTGCCGGGCTGTCATCGAAGCGGCGAGCGGTTGTCCTGCCGCCTGGCTCTGGTCCTGTACCACGCCACCGGGCGGCGTGCCAACACCCTGCGGAGGGCCACCGGCGGGCGGCTGCGGGGCGGAGAACAGATCGGCCGTGTCCATGGGCGGGATCTGTTCGCCAGCGCCGTCCTGCTCGCCCTGCGCGGCCGCCTGGAACTGGAGCCAGGTCGCGTTGAGGATGCACTTGCCCTTGCCGTCCTCCATGGCGGGCATGTCGTAGCGCGCCCGGATCTGGTCGACGGTCATGTAGGTCGCGGCGCGCTTCGCGTCGAGCTCCAGGTCATCAGACTCGCTGTTCGACCGGAGGCCCTGCGCGACGATCTCGAAGTCCGGGTCGATCTGCCAGATCACGAAGCGGTTGAGCTGCGAGAACAGGAAACGGATCAGCGGCTTGAGGCCGCGCTCGCGGGACTCGCCGATCTTCTCGACCTGGTTGGCCGAGCCCATGCTGCTCTGCTGTCCGGTGTTGCCGAAGTTGAAGCCGATCTCGGCGGGATCCATGCTGTAGAGCGCGCAGGCGAGCTTCGTCAGCAGGTCCATCCACGCGCTGTACTCCATCTCCCGGTTGGTGGAGTGGAGGTTGATGAACTCCATGCCCTCGGCCGAGGTCACGGGGATGCGGTGCGCGTTCTGGGCGCCGGTGGCGAGCATCTGGAGCTCGCGCTTGAACGCCCGCATGATGCGCTCGTTCACCACCTGGCCCTTCAAGTTCAGGATGCCGGGGATGCCGGCGCCCTGAGAAAAGAACCTGCGGTTGTATTCGAACGCGTTGAGCCAGGCTGTCGCGATGGTGACGAGCATCTCCAGCTCGGAGTAGCCGTAGCCGCAGAACTCCAGATCGGAGCGCGGGTTGCGGATCCCGAAGCACAGCTCCGACGGGCGGTACTCGTTGATCACGACCTCGTCGTAGACCTGCACGAAGCGGGGGGTCTCGAAGTCGTCGTCGGGCAGCGCGTGGCCGTCGTGCGAGGTCGTGGCGATGCGCATGGAGTGCGCGGGGGCTGCGATGAACCGGGCGGGTCGGAAGCCGCCACCGAAGCGCGAGATCTTCGACGGCACGATCTCGAAGCAGAGCTGGTCGTAGGTGAGGCTGTCGCGCACGACCTTCTTCACGAACGTGGGGAAGTCGTCGCGCACCTGGACCTGGCGCATGTCCTCGACGACGCCGCCCTGGAGGACGAAGCGCTCCAGCTCTTCGATCATGCGGAGCGCGGCGCGGGATGGCGCGGCCTTGCGGCTGCGCATGCGCACCTTGAAGCCGGGGAGGTAGGGGTTCTCCTCGGGGTGGCAGAACTCCTCGGCGTCCTCGCAGCGTCGCTTGATGATCGCCGAGATGGGCGGGGCCGCCGCCATCCGGCGCATCGTGTTCCAGTCCAGGCTGAGCGGCCGGGTGTGGAACTCCTGGCTGCCCGAGTACCAGGAGTAGGGGTCGAAGAGCAGGCTGTCGGGCGCGCGGGCGGCGGGGCCGAATACGCGCTGCTCGCCGTTCGCGCCGGCGTCGGCCGCGGGCTCGAGCGAACCCTGACCGGCCTTGCTGAGGTCGCCGAGGAACCCGGCGACCCCCTCGGCGAGCGCGGCCTGCCAGTTGCTCATGTCAGATCCGCTCCGGCTGCGCGGCGGGCGTCTGGCCCTTCGCCTCGGGCGGGAACCGGACGTCGAGCGGCGTGCGTGCGGCGCCGGCCGAGAGCCGGTCGTAGAAGGCGCCCATGCTCTTGCGCATGCCGTTCACGGCCCCGCGCTGTGCGCTGTAGGTGCTCGCCTCTGGGGCGACGGGGGTGGGCTGCTCGACGACGGGACGGGCGGCCACGAAGGCCTTGCTCAGGCCGCCCAGGGCGTCGCCGGTGGCGTTGCTCGGACGGAAGCCGAGGTTGCCCAGGCGGGCGGACGTGGGCTGCTCCATCGACTTGCGGAAGTCGGCGAAGGGCGGGCGATGCCCGTCGGGGATGTTCGACCAGGCCTTGATGAGCCCGGCCACGGTGCCGCCCTTGGCGAGTTCGCGGCGGTACTCGGGCGTGTCGAGCGTACGCGACGCGCCGTCGAAGTGGCCGGCTGCCTCGGCGTGCGCGGCCTTCGCCCCGGCGTCGGGCTGGCGCTCGGCTGCGGCGAGGTGCGAGGCCTGGAGGGACTTCGCGAACGCGCGCTCCTCGTCGGTCAGCGAGGCGCCCAGGCGGCGCGCGACGAGCGGGGGAACCCGAGCGGGCGCCGCGGCCTGTGCCCCGGCCGTCTGACTCTTCTGCACGGGCGTGGGCACGACCTCGTAGTCCGTCTTCCGACGGACCTTCACCGGCTCGCCGAAGGTGTAGACGCCCGCCTCCAGCTTGAACGGGATTCGGAAGTATTCGCCGGGACCGATGGGGATCGCCTTCATCGGGGAGTCGCCGTCGCTGCCGCGCTCGAGGTTGTAGATCGCGACGGGGCCTTCCTCGGTCGCGCCGTGGTCGCAGATCCAGAAGTAGTCCTTCGGGGCGACGTCGAGGTGCAGGCGCAGGGCCGCCCCCAGCCGATCGCGCGTGTCGTCCGCGCTGATGAAGGACTTGGTCAGGTTGGCGAAGGCGGCGGTCTGTTCGGCGTTCACGGGCATCTGTTCACTCCTCGGTGCGATGGTACATGGTGCGGGGTGCTGAGGCTACCCGAGAGCGCTGGCCGACTTGAGCAGCGCGCCTGCCTCGTAGGCCTGCCGGGATGTGTTGGCGCGCACGGACTTCGATACAGCCGGGCTCAACCGCTGCTGGAGCAGGTAGATGGCGGTCTCGTGGGCGTCGGCGAGGCCCTGGAGGAAGTTCTCCATGCCGGCCGACAGACCGTCCTGCGTGAGCGCTCCGGAGATGGCGTCCTGAAGCTCCAGCTCCGCGACGAGGGCTCGTTCGACCGGGTTGTCTTCGCTCGACTGCCACTCGTCGAGCAGCTCGGCAGCGTCGGCCGCGCGCGCGTCGGCGTCCACGACGCCCGGCCCGAACGTGGCCACCATCTTCTCCGACAGTCCGTCGATCTCGTGCTGGACGTCGGTGTAGAGGCGCTGGAAGAGCAGATGGTCGGAGTAGGCCTCCGGGCCCTGGGCCTGGAGGTGTGCGCTGTGGTGCAGTCGCTCGATGGCTTGCAGCGTGGACAGCAGCGAGACGCACGTCCCCTCGAGATCGCCCGCGTCGCTGGCTGTGAGGCTCTTCTCGATGATGCGGGTCTGGGGCAGCTTCGCCTTTGGGGCGGGCTTGGCGGCTTTGGCGGCCTGCTTCGCCTTGCTGTCCTTGGTCTCCGTGAAAGACCCGTCGGGGTTCATGTCGAACTCCCGGCCGTCGGTGCCGGTGGCGCCCTGGCCCGTCTTGCCGTTCATGGCATCAGCCGCCGAGGTCACCTTGCCCTTGTCCTCGTGCAGGCCCAGCACGAACGAGGCGAAGCGCCCGATCTGAGCGAGCAGCCATCCGACGACGGACGGGTTGGGGTTGCGGTGCGCGGCGCGCGCCTGGCCCTTGAGGTTGTTGAACATCGGCACAAGGTTCGCGTCGATGTGGTGGGCGAGGGCAGCGAGTTTCTTGTGCGCGTCCTCGACCTGCCCGCGCATCTTCGCGATCTCTTCGGCGTGCCGGGACTCGGGCGAGTCCGTCTTCGGAGACGCGCTGCCGAGATCTTCCGGATCCGGGGCGTCGCTGGGCGTGCCGCCGGCGGGCTCGTCGGGGGACAACGGCTTGTCGTCGATGGGCTCGCTCGGGGTGGCCGGTGCGGGCGGAGCGCCCTGGTCGCCGGAGGCACCGGCCGCGGGGGGCGTCGCGTCTCCGGCCGCAGGGGCGGCAGCGTCGTCCGCCTCGCCGGGGCCGGCCTTGGCCGACACCTCGTCCGCCCACTCCGACGCCCCAGCGGCGTCCTCGCCCTTCGTGCCCTTGTCGTTCTGGAGCGACGCGTCCCAGTGTGCGCGCGCGGCGGCGAGGTGCTTGTCGGCGGTGGCCGTGTCGCCGGCCTTGCTGGCGGTGGCTGCGGCCTTGGCGTGCTCGGCCTGCTTCGCGCGGTGGTAGTCGCCACCCTTGCCGGCCGGGGCAGGGGCGTCGGCTGCGGCTGCGTCGGGGGCTGCGTCGCCAGCGGCAGCCGTGGGGGCCGCGGCATCCTTCGTGTCCGGCTCGGCCTTGGGGGGCTCGGCGTGCGTGGCGACGGTGGCGGCGAGCTTCTCCGCGGCCTGGCTGCCCTCGTAGATCGCCTTCTGCTTCCCGTCCTTGGTGGTGTAGCCGACGATCTTGCCGCCGCGGGGCCCGATGGCGATGACCTTCAGGCCCTCCTTCGACCGGCCGCCGATACCCTGCGCCTGGGCGCCGCCTGCGGCCGGGGCCGCCGCTGCGGGCTTGCCCTCGCTGGCCTTGCCGGCGGGGCTGCCCTTTCCTGCGTCGGCCTTCGGGAGCGTCGCCTCGGTGGCGTCCTTCGCCTTCTGGCTGGCGGCGCTCGTCGCAGGCCCGCCGCCTCCGCGTGCGGCGGTCGCGGCTTCGCGGTGGGCCATCTCGGCGTCGGTGTGCTTCTTCGCGAGCTCGCCGTCTCCGGCGTTTGCGGCCTCTTCGTAGGCCTTCGCGTGCATTTTGCCCATCTTCTCGTGATGGTCGGCGAGGCGCGCGAGATCGGGGGACTGCGCCGGTGCTGCGGGCTTCTTCGCCGCCTTCTTCGCGGCGGGCGCCGCGACCGAGTACCGCCGTACGGGCTCGGGCTCCCCGCCCGCGGCCTTCAGCAGCGCGTCGGCGTCGTGGCGCTGGGCCTTCATCATCTCGCCGGGCGTCGACATGAGCTTGAGCGGGGCCTTCGTGTCTTTGGGGTGCGACGGCGGCGGGAACTTCTTCGTGGGCTTCGTCGGGAGCTGCATCGTGTCCTGGTGGTGGTGCGGGCGAGCCACGGGCGGCGGGGCTGGGGGCGGCGACGCTGCGGCAGGCTTCGCGGTCTTCGCCGGAGTGCCGTAGGTCTGCGAGGTGGGCAGGCCGCCGGCGGAACGGAGCAGTTCGGCTGCCTCGTCGTTCTGGCTCTTCTCGAAGGTCGTGTTCTTCGCCATCTCGTCGTCCTCCAGCGTCCAGCCGGCGTTGTCGCACGCCTCGGCGAGCGCCAGGTTGTAGAGCGAATCGTCCACGGCGATCGTGACCGCGCGCTCCTCGATGCCCTTGCGCAGCTTCACCGGCTTCAGGCCGGGTACGCCGTCTCGCAGCCAGTGCAGCGCCCGCGGCACGGTGCCGTGGATGCGGCCCTGATCGTCTCGCGACGCCACGACGGCGCCGGCCTCGTTCACGATGCGCATCACCACGAGCCCTTTCGCGCGAGGCTGGCCAGGAGCGCGGCGGTGTAGCGCGCGTCCCAGAGCGCGGCCATCTCCGGGTGCCGCTGCCGGTACGTGTCGAGCTGACCGCCGCCGTTCTTCTTGAAGCGATGGCGCAGGGCCTCGCGGTGGTAGCCGCGGTAGTGCTCGGCCGCGTCTTCCTCGGCGCTGTCGAGGGCGCGGCGCCCGATCACGCCGTAGGTCGTCTCGAACCACTCGTGCGAGGGCTTGCCCTGGGGCGGGGTTGCAGCCTCGGCCGCCTTCGCCGCGTCGTAGTGGTCGAAGACGACCTTCGACATGGGGCCGGGCCCCCAGGCGAACCGGACCGCGTGGCCGAGCTCGTGGCGGAAGTCGCCGGTGACGTGCTCGCCGTCGGGCCCCAGGCCCATCGTCAGCTTCCGACCGTAGGAGCACCAGGCCTGACCGGGCAGGTGATCGTTGACCACGTCCACGCTCGTCAGGATCTCGAGGTCGTAGACCGGGGTGTGCGCGTACTCGGCCTTCGCCCGCGCCACGTCACCCGAACCGATCTGGTCGAGGCGCGCGTCGACGTGGGCCTGCTCGTGGTGGCCGCCGTCGAGCAGCTCCACGAGCGCGTTCGGGCGGGCGCCACTTTTCAGAAGCGCCGCTTCGATCTTGGCGCGGGCCTGGGCCACGTCGTTGTTCTTGGGCGAGGCGTCGGTCGCGGTGAGCGCCGCGCGCACCTCGTCGTGGGTCATGCCCGAGGCCTGGGCGACGTGTGCCGCAAGCGCCTTCGCGCCATCGCCATCGAGCGGGCCGGCGGGCGCCGCGGGGGCTGGCGGCGGCGCCTTCACCGGGGGCGGGGACTTCTCGTGCTTCTCGATGACGGCGCGCATGGCGGCGTAGTCCGGCTTCGAGACGAACCCGCCGGGGCTCGCGTCGAGCCCTTTGCCGCCGTGATTCTGCCCGAGCTCGGCGACGGCCTTCGCTGCGACCTCGCCGGCACTCCCGGCGCCCGGCTTTGGCTGCACGGCCTTGATGGTGCGGCCGGTGGGCAGGTGGACGACGGCGGGGGCCCCGCCGGCGATGTCCGGGTGGTCGGCCCAGGCGTAGGGGCCCTGGGCGCCCTGGACGGGGACCTCGACCGCGTGGCCCGTCGGGCCGGAGCCCGTGGGGTAGACGTGGGCGTGGGTGAGGTGGTCGTTCTTGCCGGCGTAGATGGGCCGGGTCATGTCGCCGTGCGCGTAGCCGACGATCTGACCACCGTGGGGGCCGACCTTGATCACACCGGCCTTGCGCAGGTTCAGCGCGGCGGGCGTGCCGACGGCGGGGCGCTTCGTCTTCGGCGCATCGGCTGCCTTCTTCTTCGCCCAGCGCGTCGCGCGGCGCGTGATCTCGAGCACCAGCGGCGCGGGCGTCTCGTCGGCCGTGAGCAGCGCGCGCACGGCCTGGCTGAGGCCGAAGGGCGGGCGGCCCGAGTCGGCGAGCGCCTGGACCTGCTCGGCCGTCGTGTCCGACAGCGGCAGCCCGCGCGTCACGTCGGCCAGCTCACGCACGGGGACCTCGTCGACGGGCGGCGCGGCCTCGGCCGGCGGCGAGAGCTTCGGATCGACCGGCCCGCGGAGTAGCCGAGCGGCCTGCCCGTAGCCGCTGGGAGGTTGGAGCCTGAGCGTGGACTGGGCGAGCATGGTGCCCGACTGATACCACGCGCGCCATGCTGTCGCCACGGCCTGCCACGCGGGCCCGCGCGGGCTGCTCGTTTTGTTGTTGACTCTCCGATCTCGCGTTTGTAATGTCTGCCTCGTCGGCCCCGAGTGGGGTCGCAAGGGAGAGAACGAATGAAGACGACGACCGCACGTATCGCGAAGACCACCGGCCTCGCGGCCACCTACCGCCGCATCGCACGCTGGCAGGCGAAGGGCCGCACCGTCGCTGTGCTGTGCCTGGGGCAGGCGTTCGACCTGAAGGCCGCTGCGGCGGCCGGGGCGAACATGGCCCGGCTGCTGGTGTCGCAGCCCGACAACGCGGCGCAGGTGCAGGAGATCTACGACGCGCTGCGCCGCTCACGCTGCGTGGACCGATGCTTCCTGATCGGCTGCTATCGGCTCGGGGCCGCGCTGTGAGGCCCGCGTCGTTGGTCGCGGCGGTGGTCGTCGTGGCGCTCATCGTGGGCGCCGCCTGGGCGAAGGGACTGCTCGACGCGCCCCAGGCCCGCGTGCTCTGCGTCGATCCGGAGCGCGGGCATCTGTCGGCCGACATGGACCTGACCAACGTCACTCAGACGCCCGAGGGCTGGGTGCTCCACTTCCCCCACCGGCAGGACGCGGACCGCAAGGTCGAGGTCTGGCGGGACTGCGAGGTCCATCAGTGACCTCGCAACTCGCCATCGACTTCACGCCCGCGGTCGATGCCATCTTCTACGCCCGGACCGACGCCCAGAAGGCCGAGGCCCACACCCGCGGGATTCCCGACGCGGCGACGCCGGTGCTCGTCATCTCCAACGGGTCGGGGCAGGTGTACGAGCTCGACGCGCTCTTCACCGCCCTGGCCGAGCACACGCTGTCCCCGCGATTCCGGGACTACGGCAACTTCCGCCTCGAGAGCGAGCGGCGCCCCGGCGTCATGGAGTTCTGGGGCAACTTCCACGACATCTCGCACGTGTTCAGCGTGCGGTGCCTCGCCGGGACCGAGACGGCCTGCCGGCTGAACGATGCCATCGAGGCCAACCTCGCGACGCCGGCCTACGCGGCCGCGTGTGTCGAGGACGACAAACACCAGGCGGCGCGCGTGAAGCGCGAGGCCGAAGCCGAGAAACAGAACAGGGGGAATGCGTGAAGAAGCTGACCAAGCGTGGAGAGTGCCTCGTCCTCAAGGTGGTCGGGCCGAACGGTGAGAGCCATGGTGGGTTCATCTGGCCGTTGGACGTCGGCGCCGTGGTCGAGGCGCCCGACTGGCGCCCGACGGTGGCGTGCGGCAACGGGTTGCACGGATGGCACTACGGCGCCGGCAAGTCCGACGTCGCAGGAAACCGCGTCGATGCGGCCGACTCCCGCTGGCTCCTGCTGGTGGTGGACGAGAGCACGGTCATCGATCTGGATGGCAAGGTGAAGTTCCCCCGGTGCAGGCTGGCGTTCGTCGCGGCCGAGAGCGGGCCCGCTGGCCGCGCGGCGTGCGTGAGCCTGCTCAACCACTACGCCCCCCGCGACAAGGCGGTGATGTGGGGGTCGGCGGCGGCGGGCGTTCGTGGGTCGGCGGCGGCGGGCGTTCGTGGGTCGGCGGCGGCGGGCGTTCGTGGGTCGGCGGCGGCGGGCGTTCGTGGGTCGGCGGCGGCGGG